ATACAAGTAATTATGCATCAAATATTTCAAATGTTATTATTACTAATTCAAGTAATTATTCATCTAATATTTCTAATGTCATAATCACAAATTCAAGTAATTATACTTCCAATATTTCAAATGTAATAATAAGAAATACAAGTAATTATGCTTCTAATATTTCTAATATAATATTAAGAAATACAAGTAATTATGCTTCTAATATTTCAAATGTTTTAAATGATTTTATTTATACTAATATTAGTAATTTATATTCAAGTGATATAATTATTTATTCACCAATTAGACAATATCCACCAAAAGTATATGATACTGATATAGCTGAAGAAACATCATCAGGAGAGATTTTTAATATCAATCCTACAAATTATATTAAAGAAACCATAATATTAAATTCAACTGGAATTACATATGGATTTGGTGATTATATAATATATAGTTCTGGAACATCAGGAGATACATTAAGAAGAAAAGCATTATTATTTAATTATATTTATTTAAACAGTATAGAATATGGAGCATATTGGTCATATAATAGTTACGATGTGATTACGGGCTTACAAATAAATAATAAATATATTAAAAATGGTTATTTTGGTGAATGGTCTATAATCAAGTTTCCTAATCCTTTCATATTAACTAAATATCATATATACACAGGACCTTTTACACAAGCTAGATGGCCTTCTCTATGGAGATTATATGGTTCTAATGATGGTGTTAGTTGGTTTGATATATTAGAGGCAGAAGTAAGCACGCCATTAACAATAAATGATTATATATCTAATAAATATGAAAAGGTTTTAAATACATCTTTTAACATACCATATTTATATATAGGAATTGTATTTAATAAAATTATAGGTGATCCAAGTGGTTCTCTAACTACTCATTTAGCAGTAAATGAAATAAGATTTTTTGGAAAAGAACAAGTACAACCATTTTATATATCATCAAATATATTTAATACATCAATAACAAATACAAGTAATTATACTTCAAATGTTTCAAATGTTTTATTAAATAATATTGATAGTAATTATTTAAAATTATCAGGTGGAATATTGGATGGATTATTAACAACAAATAATAAGATATTTTTTAATAATACTCAAAAAGCTCAACCACAATTAGGAATAAATGGTGGTATTGGTGATAGAATTATATTATACCCTGGTGCTGCAACAATGCCAGCATATTCAATTGGAGTAAATAATAATATATTATGGTATAGTGTGCCACCAAATGCATCTCATATATTTTATATTAATGGAGGACCAAGTTTAACTGTAAATTCAAGTGGAATAAATGTTAATGGTTCTTTAAATTCATCTACATTATATCAAAATAATACACTCATTGATTTTACATCATATGCAACAAAAACAATTGATATAACTAATACAAGTAATTATGCTTCTAATATTTCAAATCTCATAATTATTAATACAAGTAATTATGCTTCAAATATTTCTAATATTTTATTAAATAATATTAATTTAAATAATTTAAATAATTCTAATTATACATTTGAAAATTCATATTATATTAATTATAAAATTGATAATTGTAATTATAATTTATTAACTCAAATTAATAATTATACATATGCTTATTCAAGTGAACAACAATATCCTCCAAAACTATATGATTCAGTTACTAGTGAAACTATTGGATTATTATTAGGAAAAAATGTTTATTATCAAAAATTAACTTTAAATTCTGGAATACCATATGGAAGTGGTGATTATATATTATATTCTTCATCTAGTTATAATTCAACTTTATGTAAAAATTTATTATTTGATTCAATATTAGATGGTAATTCTTCAAGTTCACATTGGGCAACTGGTCAATATCGAGCAGATGGTTTTTATATTAGAAATAATTATATTAAATATGATTATTTAGGTGATTGGATTATAATTAAATTTCCAAATCCTATTATTTTAACTAGATTTATCTTTTATGCAAGAAATACTTATTTAGTTAGAGCACCAGGTGAATGGAAATGTTATGGTTCTATTGATGGACTTATATTTTATGAAATTTCAGATGGTTCTCAATTAAATAGACTAACAGTTTCAGATTATTCACCTGGAGGATATTATGAGAAAACATTAGGAACATTTAATACACCATATTTATATATTGGATGGTCTATTAATAAACTTGCAGGTTCTGATAGTATTATGAATTTTGAAGAAATAAAAATATTTGGCAAAGAACAAACAATAACTTCAATAAATCCAATATATATATCATCAAATGTTTTATTAAATACAATACTACCACAATATTCATCAACAACTCAAATTAATTCAAGTATATTAAATACAAGTAATTATTCTACTAATGTTTCAAATGTTTTATTAAATTTAATTAATTCAGGTGATGGAGTTTCAACTAGTAATTATGTTTCAAATGTATCTAATATATTAAATAATTCAATATATACAAATATAAGTAATTTATATTCAAGTGATATAATAATATATGATGAAACTATTAGACAATATCCACCTAAAAAATATGATAGTTTTACAAATGAAATTTCATCAACTGGTGAAATATTCAATGTTAGTCCTATAACTTATGTCAAGGAAACTATAACATTAAATGGAAATACTAGTGGTTTTGGTGAATATGCAATTTATTCATCATCATCATATTCAGGAAGACCAAAAATAAATTTGTTTAATTATATTGATATTAGTGGTGGTATCACAGGATGGTTTAGTGGCACATATGATACAATAAGTGGTGATTGTATTATAACTGATAAATATATAGTATCACAATATTATGGTGATTGGATAATTATTAAATTACCACTTTCAATTATTTTAACTAAATTTAGTTTTACATATCATAGTTCATATGTAATAAGAGCTCCATCATTATGGAGATGTTATGGTTCAATAGATGGTATAACATTTACTGAAATAAAAGAAGCATCAAATGATACAACTCCATTAATTGCATCTAGTTTTACTTCTTTAAAATATGAAAAAATACTATCATCTTCATTTAATATATCCTATAATTATATTGGTTTTACTTTTAATAAAATTATAGGAGGTGATGGAAATGCATGGCAATTAATGCTTGATGAATTACAAATTTTTGGCAAAGAACTTGTAAAACCTTTTTATATATCATCAAATATATTTAATATATCTATTACAAATTCAAGTAATTATGCTTCTAATATTTCAAATGTCATAATTAAAAATTCAAGTAATTATACTTCCAATGTTTCTAATGTTATAATCACTAATACAAGTAATTATGCTTCTAATGTTTCAAATGTAGTATTAGCAAATTCAAGTAATTATGCTTCTAATATTTCAAATGTAGTATTAGCAAATTCAAGTAATTATGCTTCTAATATTTCAAATGTCATAATTAGAAATTCAAGTAATTATGCTTCTAATGTTTCAAATGTAGTATTAGCAAATTCAAGTAATTATGCTTCTAATATTTCTAATGTTATAATTACTAATTCAAGTAATTATGCTTCAAATATTTCTAATGTTATAATTACAAATTCAAGTAATTATGCTTCCAATATTTCTAATGTAGTATTAGCAAATTCAAGTAATTATGCTTCTAATATTTCAAATGTCATAATTACTAATACAAGTAATTATGCTTCTAATATTTCAAATGTCATAATTAGAAATTCAAGTAATTATACTTCTAATATTTCAAATGTCATAATCACTAATACTAGTAATTATACATCCAATGTTTCAAATGTAGTATTAGCAAATACAAGTAATTATGCTTCTAATATTTCAAATGTCATAATTAGAAATACAAGTAATTATTCTTCCAATATTTCAAATGTTATTATTACAAATTCAAGTAATTATGCTTCCAATATTTCTAATGTCATAATAAGAAATACAAGTAATTATGCTTCTAATATTTCAAATATTATAATTACTAATACTAATAATTTATTAAATACAACTTTAACAAATTATTTACCATTATCAGGTGGTATTATAAATGGTAATATAACAACAAGTCAATTATATGTTAGTAATGCAAATTCAACAGCATCTATATTTTTTAGTCCAAGTCCATCAATTTATTCAATATTTTCACAAAAACCACCGTGGGCAATGTATTTTGCCGAAGATTTTAATACAACTACAAATGTATTGCCTAATTATATAAATAATGGAAGAGATGCTACAACAACTGGAACAATTAATAAACAAACAGGTGCTGGAAATGGTGCTACTGGTAGTATAACTTATATAAGTGGTGGAACAAGTGCAACTATGACATTTCCAACTGGTTCAATACCTACTAATTTTACTATATTAGGATTAGCAAGATATAATGGAGCAGCAACGCAAAGAATTTTAAGAGGTCTAGGTAGAAATTGGTTACATGGTCATTATATTAATAATAAAGGAATGGCATATTATGAAGGATGGAAAACAAATAATACAACCGGATTATCTGGACCAATTGATGATTGGTTATGTTGTATTGGTAAAAATGGAGGATCAACTCCAAATAATATTTTAGCGAATGGATTAGGTGTAGGAACAGCAACAGGGGGATTAGGTGATGATAGATTATCTATTAATTTAGGTCAATTTAATGAACCAAGTGATTGGGCATTAAGTTGTGTTATGATATGGGATACTAATTTAACAGATGAAGAAATGTTCAATTTAAATACTATAATTAATACTTATAAAAATACTGGAACATCTATAAAAACAATATTAAATACTGTAATTGATGATGATTGTTGTATTGAAAGTCGTATTTATAATGGCATAGAAAAATCAGAATTATTATTATTTAAAGGAAATGATAATACTGGAACTAATGGACCAGATAGAATAAGATTAAAATCAGCAAATATAACATTTGATACTTATTCAACAACTACTACAAATACTAATAGAACTTCTGAAAATATTGTTATGATTATAAATGAAATTGGTAATGTTGGCATTGGTACAACAAATCCTCAATATAAATTAGATATTAATGGCTCTTTAAATTTATCTTCATTATATCAAAATAATACACTTATTGATTTTACATCATATGCAACAAAAACAATTGATATAACTAATACAAGTAATTATGCTTCTAATATATCTAATGTTATAATCACAAATTCAAGTAATTATGCTTCTAATATTTCAAATGTCATAATAACTAATACAAGTAATTATACTTCTAATATTTCAAATGTAGTATTAGCAAATTCAAGTAATTATGCATCCAATGTTTCTAATGTCTTATTAACTAATACAAGTAATTATACTTCTAATATTTCAAATGTCATAATAAGAAATACAAGTAATTATACATCTAATGTTTCTAATGTAATATTAGTAAATTCAAGTAATTATGCATCCAATATTTCAAATGTTATAATCACAAATACAAGTAATTATGCATCCAATATTTCAAATGTCATAATCACAAATACAAGTAATTATGCATCCAATGTTTCAAATGTCTTATTAACAAATTCAAGTAATTATGCATCCAATATTTCAAATATCATAATCACTAATACAAGTAATTATACATCCAATGTTTCTAATGTCTTATTAACTTATACAAGTAATTATACTTCTAATATTTCAAATGTCATAATAAGAAATACAAGTAATTATACATCTAATATTTCAAATGTAATATTAGTAAATTCAAGTAATTATGCATCCAATATTTCAAATGTCATAATCACAAATACAAGTAATTATACTTCCAATGTTTCTAATGTAATATTAAGAAATACAAGTAATTATGCTTCTAATATTTCTAATGTCATAATCACTAATACAAGTAATTATTCTTCTAATGTTTCAAATGTCATAATAACAAATACAAGTAATTATGCTTCCAATATTTCTAATGTCATAATCACTAATACAAGTAATTATGCTTCCAATATTTCTAATGTCATAATAACTAATACAAGTAATTATTCTTCTAATGTTTCAAATGTCATAATAACAAATTCAAGTAATTATACTTCGAATGTATCAAATGTAATAATAAGAAATACAAGTAATTATGCATCTAATATTTCTAATGTTATAATCACTAATACAAGTAATTATTCTTCTAATATTTCAAATGTCATAATAACAAATTCAAGTAATTATACTTCAAATGTATCAAATGTAATAATAAGAAATACAAGTAATTATGCTTCCAATATTTCTAATGTTATAATCATTAATACTAGTAATTATGCTTCTAATATTTCTAATGTAGTATTAGCAAATTCAAGTAATTATACTTCCAATGTTTCAAATATAGTATTAGCAAATTCAAGTAATTATGCTTCTAATATTTCAAATATTTTGATAAGTAATATTAATAATAATATTAGTAATTTATATGCAAGTGATATAATATTACATCAAATTTATGATTTAACAGAAAAACAATTTCCACCTAAAAAATATAATACTTCAACAACAGAAGAATTCACTACTGAAATATTAAATAAAACTTCTTATAAACAAATAATTACGTTAAATACAACTGGAATTACTTATGGAAGTGGTGATTATATTATATATTCATCATCTGTTTATACTTCAGGAGACCAAAGTTTATATAGAAAAAGAGATTTATTTAATTTTGATATTAATTCACCAGAGATAGGAGGTCATTGGAGTGGTGGACAATATAATACAACAACATTTTTTTATACTGGAACAAATTTTATTAATAATGACTATTTAGGTGATTGGATAATTATTAAACTTCCAGTAAGAATTATATTAAGTAAATTTAATTTTTATAATAGATATAATTTTATAGGACAATCTCCATCTTTATGGAAATGTTATGGTTCTAATGATGGTATAACATTTACTGAAATTATTGAAGCATCTAATTCAACAATTGCATTAACAACAGCTAATTATCCTTCGTTAAAATATGAAAAACTACTTTTTGCATTTAATACTCCATATTTATATATAGGTTTTACTTTTAATAAAATACTAGGTAATGGTGGTGCTGTATGTTTTGCAGAATTAGAATTATTTGGAAAAGAACTTGCTAAACCTAATTATGATCCAAATAATGTTGTAAATTTAAGTTTATTAAATAATTTCAAGAATAATTTAGATAATCAAACTATTATTCGATATCCACCAGCAGCAATGAATGCATCAAATGCTACATTTTCACCATCATTATATACTAATAATGGTGTTTATTTAACTTCAACATCTACTAATACAATAAATTCTTTTACTTGTTTTAATTATAATGAAATTACTGAATGGTCTCCATCATCTTCTTTATATCGTTCAACTGCACCATTTGATTATACATCAACTGCAACTAATACTATTATAAATGGTAATTCTAATTTTTATGGTGAATGGGTTCAATTATATTATGATAAAGGATTTGTTGCAACATCAATATCTATTGTTGGTTTAAATGCTAATAATATTAAATGTCCTTCATCATTTATTTTAGCAGGTTCTATTGATACAACATATTGGACATTATTATCATATCAAACAGGAATAACAACTTATAATACTAGTAATACATTTAATATTAATAATTTTACAAATTATAATTATTATAGAACTATTATAACTAATACAATTGGAAGTTCAAGTTTAGCTATTACAGAAATAAAATTATATGGAGTTCAAAATTCAACATATGTTAATAATGATAATTTTAATACAATAATTTATAATACAAATGAAAAACAATTTCCACCAAGATTATATGATTATGCATCAGATGAACTAATATTAACAACACCTGAAATTAATTGTTTTCCATTACTATCATCAAAACAAACATTATATTTAAATAATCATGGAAATTATATAATTTATGCTTCTTCAACATTTTCAACAAGATTAAAAGATAAATTATTTAATTATGTTTTAAATAGTACAACAGGAGGATCATGGGCTGGTATTAGTATTAATGCTTATTTACAAACTACAGGTATTTATTCAGGTAATTCATATATTAAAAATGACTATTTAGGTGAATGGATAGTTATTAAATTTCCATTTAAAATTGTATTAACTCGATTTAGATTTTATAATCAATTAATTGATAGAGCACCTGTTTTATGGAAATGTTATGGTTCTAATGATGGTATAAATTTTATTGAAATTACTGAAGCATCAAATAATTTAACTTCATTAAATGCTAATAATTATGATCTAGGATATTATGAAGATATATTAGCATCAACATTTGATATACCTTATTTATTTATTGGATTTACTATTAATAAATTATTAGGTGGTGGTTCTTCAACAGTTTTATGTTTAGAAGAAATACAAATTTTTGGAAAAGATGATATTACTAATTCTTATTCTAAATCATGGTCTACATTATCAGATAATACTTTAATATATAATACACTATCAACAATAACAACTTATAATTCAACTACATCTGGATTAAATTTAACAAATAAATATTTAAGATTTAATTATTCAGATGAAGTTTATATTAATTCAGGAACTTATAATTTAACATTTGCTGGTGGTTCAAATTATATTAATACAGCAGTTGGAATAAATCAATATACATATCCAATATTAAAAGATAGTTCATCAAATATAATAAATCCATTAATATGGTATAAATTTGATAGTATTCCTGGAATTTTAATAGATAGTGGAAGTTTAAATAATGGAAGTTTGACAAATAATACTTCTGTTTCTATAAATACAACTGCTGGAAATTATATTCATGGAAATGGAAGTGCATCATTTACATCAGGTCATTATTTAACTGTTCCAACTACAATAGATTTAAATGCAATAAATATATCAACAGGAATATCATTTACATTTTGGATATATATATCATCTCAATCAGGTAATTTTGGTAGAATATTTGATTTTGGACAAATTAATGGTTCTGGAACAACTACTGGTTCAAATTATATTATGATATGTGCTTTTGAAACTAATCTTTTATTTCAAATAATGTATGACGGAACAAGATATGATATTACAACAACCTCAACATATTTTACTGCATGGTATAATATAACATGGACTATTTCAACAACTGGTGCTTGGATTATATATATTAATGGTTCTAATCTTAATATTAGTAAAACAATATTAATACCATCAATTCCTATAATAGGAAATAGAACTTATTATATTGGTAAATCATTATTTAGTGCAGATGGTTATTTAACTATGTTATTAGATGATTTTAGAATTTATGGAAAAGTATTATCAACTTCTGAAGTAAGTGAATTATATACAGGAAGAGTTGAAATATATAATAAAAATAATATAGGTATTGGAATAACAAATCCAAGTTCAAAATTTATATTAGATGTCAATGGAAATGCTAATGTTTCTGGTGGATTAGGAATTGGTAATACATTTGGTACAACTCCATTATCAAGATTTACTATATTTAATAAATATAGTGATGGTATAAATGGTGGTTTTTGTTTAGATGCTAAAAAAACTTCAAATGAAGTATATAATTTAAGATTATATTCATTTAATAATATTTCAGCACAAGTTGGATATTCATTTGATATTAATAATGGTGTAACTATAAATTCAAATGCATTAGTATTAGGTTATAATGGAAATATTGGTATTGGAACAACAAATACACCATCTAAATTAACAATTAATCCTATTGTTGAAGGTCCAAATGGTTATGACCATTCTATTTCTCCTGTAACAATTACTCATAGAACACGAACTTCAACAAATGTAATAAATGATTTACAACCAGTATTAAATTTATGTAGAGAAGGTACTAATTCAGAATCATGGGCTGCAAGAGCAACTTTTAATTTATGTAGATATGAAAATAGTTTTGCTAATTCAAGAACAAGATTAGATTTAACATTGGCACATAATGCATATGATAATAATAATGTTATGAGTTTTAGAAGTGATGGAAATATAGGAATTGGTATTACAAATCCACCATCTAAATTAACAATTAATCCTATTGTTATGCATCGAAGTACATTTGATCATTCAACTTCACCATTAACAGTTACTCAAACAGCAGTAACTTCTACTAATGCAATAAATGATTTAAAACCAGTATTGCATTTATGTAGAGAAGGTACATCAGGAGAAGCTTTTGGAGCAAGAGCAACTTTTAATTTATGTAGATATGAAAATAGTTCTGCTAATTCAAGAACAAGATTAGATTTATCATTGGCACATGATGGATATGATAATATTAATGTTATGAGTTTTAGAAGTGATGGAAATATAAGTATTGGTACAACTACACCTAAAACAAAATTACATATTGAACATACTTCAAATATTTTTTCACCATCTAGTGGTGGTTTATATGTTTATAATCCAAATAATACAGCTGGAAATTGTTCTGTTTTAGGTGTTGCTATTGGTGGTACAACTGCTAGTAAGGTTGGTATATCACTTGGAATAGGTTCAACTGGAACATCAGGATGGTCAATATATACAACAGGAACAGATGCAAATAATACTTTAATATTATCTTCTTCATCTGATAGTTCAGGTGCATCAAGATTAACAATAAGAGGAAATGATGGATTAACAACAATTACTGGTGCTTTAACTATATCATGAATTACAACTGTAAATAATAATTTAACAGTTGCTTCTGGTAAAGCAAATATAAATGATGGATCACCAGCATCGGGAATTGATAAAATGATATCAGGTTCTTTAACAATAGGAGGAACAAATACTAGTTATGGTGGTTCATCTTATGCAAATGGAACATTATGGACTAATGAAGCAAATACTGCTGGATTATTATTAGAATGTTCAGCTAATACAGAGATTGCAGTTCATGATGGTGGGACTAGAGTAGCATCATTAATGTATTATGAAGGTAATGCAACTAATAAAATAACAATTGGACGTAATATGGGATGGGGTGCAATATCAGTAGTTAATATTAATGGAACATTACAAGTTGCTGGAACTGATATTTCAACAACATATGCAACAAAAGCAACTGATATAATTAATACAAGCAATTATGCTTCTAATGTTTCAAATGTTTTATTAGCAGCAATAAATACTAACAGCGGTACAAGCAATTATGCTTCCAATATTTCTAATGTTTTATTAGCAGCAATAAATACTAACAGCGGTACAAGCAATTATGCTTCTAATGTTTCAAATGTTTTAAATGATTTTATTTATACAAATACTAGTAATTTATATTTAAGTGATATAATATTACATCAAATTTATGATTTAACAGAAAAACCATATCCATCAAAAGAATTTAATAATTCTACATCTGAAATACAATCAACAAATGAAATATATAATATTAATCCTACAACTTATATTAAAGAAACTATAACATTAAATTCAACAGGAATTACACATGGAATTGGAACATATATAATATATAGTTCAAGCACAATAAATAATGTTGACTCTAGAAAAGCATTATTATTTAATAAAAATATTAATCGTTCTACAGGAGATAATGGGAGTGTATGGGCTTATAATTCTTATTTACTATCTGATGGTTCATATACAGGAGAATCATATATTAAAAATGGTTATTTAGGAGAATGGATTATAATAAAACTAACAAATTCTATAATTCTATCAAGGTTTATATTTAATATAGCATCAACTTTTGTCTTTAATGCACCTTCATTATGGCGCTGCTATGGTTCAAATGATGGTTTTACATGGGAAGAAATAGAAGAAGCATCAAATAATGGAATTGCTTTAACATCTGCAAATTATACTTTAAATAATTATGAAAATATCTGTAATAATAATAAAAAACCATATTTATATATTGGTTTTACATTTAAAAAAGTGGTTGGAACTCCTGGTGGAACTGGTGGTAATACTCTATATTTTACAGAATTACAATTATTTGGTAAAGAATTAGCTAAACCTTTTTATAATCCATCTAATGTTATTAGTTTAACTTTATTAAATACAAGTAATTATGCAACAAATATTTCTAATATTTTAAATAATAATTCAAGTAATTATGCTTCTAATATTTCTAATGTTTTATTAGCAGCAATAAATACTAACAGCGGTACAAGCAATTATGCTTCAAATATTTCAAATATTTTAAATGATTTTATTAATACAAATATTAGTAATTTATATTCAAGTGATATAATTATTTATTCACCAAGTAGACAATATCCACCAAAACTATATGATACAGATACAAATGAAATAACAAATACAAACGAATTACAAAATATATTACCAACAACTTATTATAAAGGAACAATTACAATAAATCCTTATTTAAATGGATATGGAATTGGAACATATACAATTTATACATCTAGTTATTTAATATCTACTACTCAAAGAAAACAATTATTTGATACTAATACAGAAGATGGAAATTCTCATTGGGGAAATAATAAATATACAGCAACAACAGGTTCTTATTCATTAGGAGGAACAAGTTGTATTGTTTCTGGATATACAGGTGATTGGATTATAATTAAATTTCCATATTCAATAATATTAACAAAATTTGCTATTTATAAAAGAACTGACATAGTATCAAGAGCTCCTTCATTATGGAAATGTTATGGTTCAACAAATGGTATTAATTTTATAGAAATAACAGAAGCATCTAATTCTGATGTTCTTAATGCATTAACATCTGGTAATTATTCACCATTTTATGAAAAAAAATTATCAACATTTTCTACTCCATATTTATATATTGGTTTTACTTTTAATAAATTAGTAGGTGGTGATGGCGTATCAACCGTATTAAATTTTAGTGAATTACAATTATTTGGAAAAGAACAAGTACAACCATTTTATATATCATCAAATATATTTAATACATCAATAACAAATTCAAGTAATTATGTTTCTAATATTTCAAATGTTATAATTACTAATTCAAGTAATTATGCTTCAAATATTTCAAATATTTTAAATATTAATTCAAGTAATTATGCTTTTAATATTTCTAATATTTTATTAGATGCAATAAATACTAATAGTGGTACTAGTAATTATGCATCAAACATTTCTAATATTTTGAATATTAATTCAAGTAATTATGCTTCTAATATTTCTAATGTTATATTAACTAATATAAGTAATAATTATTTAAATTTATCTGGTGGAACACTTCCTGTTGGCAATATTATATTAAGTAGTGGAAATATAGGTATTGGAACTACAAATGTAACATCTAAATTATATATTTCAGCAGCTACTAATGGTGATGGTGGAGCTAATAATGGTTTAAATAGTTGCGTTTATATTAAACAAAATACAGTATGGACTGCTGCTCAACCATGGGCTTTATTTGTAGAAGGTTATTCATCATTAGGAGGTTTTAGAATTAATGCAGCTGATAGTCAGAGAGGTTTATTAGCAAATTCACAATTAGGGTTTGCCACAACAGGTTCATCAATAATTACATTTACTCAAAATACTTCAACAGAAGTTATGAGAATTGGAAATTTTAATGTTGGAATCGGAACAACTGATACATCTACATATAAATTAAATATTAATGGTTCTTTAAATTCATCTTCTTTATATTTAAATAATTCATTAATAGATTTTACAACATATGCAACAAAATCAATAGATATAAGAAATACAAGCAATTATGCTTCTAATGTTTCAAATGTTTTATTAACAAATATTAATACTAATTATTTAGCAAAATCAGGAGGTACATTAACTGGATTATTAACAACTACTAATATAGATTGTACAGGTGGTATAGCTGTTTCTGGTGCTAATGCTTTTTATACAATTACTAATGTTGAAGCTAATAATTTAACAAATACATATTTTAATTTAAAAGATGCAGGTGCAAATTCAGACTGGTGTTATATAAGACAGATAGGAGTAAGTGATAATTATAAATTAGCATTTGATTTTCACGATGATCTTAATGCTGTATTTTGTATAAGAGGTATCAATTCACATGCTGCTGGCACTGGTCCTGATACTGTTAATGAGGTTTTTACTGTTAATAATGGAAATACAAATATGACTGGAACTTGCACAGCTACATCATTTATAGGAAGTGGTGCTTCATTAACATCATTAGATGCTACAAAAATTACAACTGGAACATTACCAATTGCTAGAGGTGGAACACAATGGAATTATAATGGAACATCAAATATTAATTATACATCAGGAAATATAAATACTGGTTCAATTATACTTGGACATGGTGTTGGTAATTTATTACCAAATTCAAATATTAGTTCATGTATATTATTATCACATAATACTTATAATGATAATTTAGGTTATTGTTTTCCAAATCCTGAATGTGCAATAATAATGGCTAATAATGGTGGAAATTCATTACCATGGGGATTTTATAATGGAGTTGTAAAATATTTAAAATCAAATAATCCATATAATTCATTAAGATATGATATTGGTAATTGTTCATTAAATACAAAAGAAAATCCATTAGCAGGAATGTCAGATACATATAATCCAATATTATCAATTATGTATTCTGGTAATGTAGGAATTGGAAATACATTTCCATTTGCAAGTCTTAATATAGGAACTCCATTAATTCCTTCGGGAGTAAGTGATGGAACATTAGTTATTTCTAAAAATAATGGAACTTTAGGACGTAATTTTAAATTAGGTTATGATTCATCATTTAATTTTATTATGGGTGATTTTGGATATTCAAATCTTTTAAATACACAAATTAATCAATTTATTATTCAAAATGGTGCATATGCAAATTCATTAATATTAAAATCATCTGGTGATGTTGATATTGTTTCTGATGTTTCATCTTCTTCTACTAAAAGATATCTTAATGTAGGAGGTTTAAGATTAGCAGGATGGGATAGTAATACTATTTATAATAGTGGAATTTTAGGATTATCATCTTTAAGTAATTTAACATTAAATACTGGAACAACAACTGCTAATTTAACAACAAGATTAATTATAGATAATACGACTGGAAATATAGGAATTGGAACAACAACAAATTCATCATTTACATTAAATGTTTTAGGTTCATTAAATGCAACAACTATAAATGAAAATGGAAATAATATTTCAAGTATATATGATACAATTACAGATAGACAATTATCTATTAGTGATTTAACTAATATTTATGTATCATCAAATCAATTATATAATTATACATATGCATATTCATCACCACAACCTTATCCTCCAAAATTATATAATAATATAACAACTGAAACACCAATAATATTTTTAACTCAATCAGCATATTATCAAGTTATGACATTAAATACTTTAGGAATAACATATGGAAGTGGAACATATGAAATATATTCATCAAGTATATATAATACAGCTAATACATATAATAAAGGCTTATTATTTAATTATAATCAAAGCGAAGCAATAACAGCAGCTTGGCAAAATAATACTTATGATTCAACAGGTGTTTATATTAATACAAATAATAAATATATTAATTCAGGATATTTAGGTGATTGGATAGTTGTTAAATTACCTACAAGTATTATTTTAACGAGTTTCAAATTTTATCCATATACTGCAACAGATGTATTAAGAAGTCCAGGAGAATGGAAATGTTATGGTTCTACAGATAATACAAATTTTACAGAAATAGCAGAAGGTAGTCAAACATCAAGATTAGTAGCTAGTAATTATACAACAAATGGATTTTATGAAAAAACATTACCTGGTTCGTTTAGTACACCATATCAATATTTTGGCTGGTGTATTAATAAATTAGTTGGAATATCAGGACAAACATTTTTACATTTTAGCGAACTTAAAATATATGGAAAAGAAGTTATTCCAACAATAACAAATGTTAAATATTTATCATCAAATTTATTACCAAATATACAAAAAAAGAATGGATTTAAAATAACTTGTTCAAAACCTATAACATTAAATGGAAATGCTTATTTTAAATATGATATTGATTTAACTAAATATACTCAAAATTTATTATTATCTGATAATAGTCCATATCGTAGTTTTAATATAAATTGTTTTATAGCAAGTGGTTATTTTAATTTATTATCAAACAATTTACCAAGAGTTTTTAATTATAATGTTTATATGTCTAATGAGGCATCTACAGGAGGAAATGGAGAAATAGCAGGAATAGAAGGAATTAATATATGTGCAACAGGAACACCTGAAAATTATAATTTGGATAAAATACCACCTAATTATTTATTCTTATTAAGAACTAATGATTATAATTTTTTATCTGTTGTAACAACTCAAAGTGATTTGGTTGTTAATTGTATAATAATGGATAATTTAAATTAAAGATTTGATATATAATAATAAATGAAAATGATGGATAATAATTTAATATTAATGATATTAATAAAAAAATTTAATAATATGGATATAATTAATAATATTTATAATTTTTATTTAATTGATAAATATTTTGGACAAAGAACAATAAATAATAAAAGTATTCAATTATTTAAAAATAAATTTATTAATGATAAAGAAAATATTGAAAGAATTATTAAAATTATTAATCCAAATTATTTAAATATTTATTATATTAAAAAATTATTAATATCAGATGAAATAACTTTAAAATTTTTAAATAAAATTCCAATATTAATAAAATTTTTAAATTATAATTATAAAAATAATAAAGAAATTATATTATCAATATGTAAAAATGATAAAACATTAATTAAATATGCATCCAATGAATTAAAATCTGATTTTGATTTTATTCATAAAATGATAGATATATATCCTGCATCTATCTATTATGCAAAAAAAGAATTGAAAGATAATTATGAATTAGCATTAAAAGCCATTCAAAAAGATGGAGATGTTATTGAATATTTATCAGAACGTTTAAGAAATAATAATGAAATAATTATTATTGCTAAAAAAAATAACTTCAATTATTTTTAATCTAAATCATTAATATCTGATTTATAACCATCAGTAGCAGGAGGAGGTGAAGTATTAAAAGGAGGTGGTCCCATTCCAGAACTCATACCTTCAGGCATAACACCACCAGGACCCATTGGAGGAACTGCTCCATAAAGTTTAGTTACAAGAGGTTTAATTTTATCTTCATATTCTTGAAGTTTATTTTTATAATCCTCAGTTGTTAGTTTTTGATTTTCTTCAAACCATTTAAGACCTTCTTCAACAATTGGATCAATTTGAGCTTTAATTTCATCAAAACTTTCAGGTGCTCCTTCAGCTTTAGTTGCTAGACTATTTTTAGTATTATAGAGATAATTTTCAAGTTCATTCTTAGCTTCAATAAGTTGTTTGTTCTTTTCATCTTCATCTTTATATTTTTCAGCTGTTTTAACCATTTCTTCAATTTGTTCTTTTGATAATCTACCTTTATCATTAGTAATTTTGATATTATTAGTTTTTCCAGTGCTTTCTTCTTTTGCACTAACTTCTAGAATACCATTAACATCAATTGATAAATCAATAACAATTTTAGGTTGTCCTCGAGGCATTGGAGGAATTCCACTTAGATTAAATGAACCAAGTAGATTATTATCTTTTACAAAACCTCTTTCACCTTCATAAATCTTAATATCAACACCTGGTTGATTATCAGAATAAGTTGAAAATGTTTGAGATTTCTTTGTAGGAATTGTTGTATTTCTTTCAATAATCTTAGTCATAACACCTCCTGAAGTTTCAATTCCAAGTGAAAGAGGAGCAACATCAAGAAGAAGTAGTTCATTAGTTCTTGAACTTCCTTGACCAGTTAGAATAGCACATTGAATAGCTGCACCAATTGCAACAGCTTCATCAGGATTTAGAGATTTATTAAGTTGTTTTCCATTAAAATAATTACTTAGAAGTTCTTGAATTTTAGGAATTCGAGTTGTTCCACCAACAAGAACAATTTCATCAACATCATTTTTAGAAATTTTAGCATCTTGAAGAACTCTTCCAAGTGGTTCAATTGATTTATTGAAAAATCCTTCAGCTAGTTGTTCAAATTTAGCACGACTAATAGAAGTAGTATAATCAATACCATCAATTAATGAATCGATTTCAATTGGAACAGTTGTTGTAGTTGAAAGATTTTTCTTAGCTTTTTCAGCTGCAATATTAAGTCTTTTAAGTGCTTTAGGATTTTCTTTAACATCTTTATTATATCTCTTTTTAATATCAGCACATAGATAATCAACAATAATATTATCAATATCAGAACCTCCTAAATGTGTATCACCAGCTGTTGCTTTAACTTCGAAAATTCCACCATCAATACTTAAAATTGAAAGGTCATGAGTGCCACCACCTTCATCAAAAATAAGAATGGTTTTTTCTTTATTATTTTCAGCAATTTTATCAAGACCATAAGCAATAGCTGCAGCAGTTGGTTCATTAATAATTCTTAGACATTCCATACCACTGATAGTACAGGCGTCTTTTGTTGCTTGTCTTTGACTATCATTAAAATAAGCAGGAACAGTTACAACTGCTTTTTTAACTGGATGACCAAGATAAGCTTCAGCAGTTTCTTTAAGTCTTGTAAGAACCATTGCTGAGATTTCTTCAGGATAAAGTTTCTTTTTCTCATTTTTATAATCAACGACAATAACTGGTTTATTATTAGGGTCTGATTCAATATCAAATGCCCAAAGTTTTTTATCAGATTGAACATAAGTATCATCATATTTACGTCCAATTAGACGTTTGATATCATGAAGTGTAGTTTTTGGATACATTGTTGAAACATTTTTAGATGCATCACCCACTAATTTCTCTTCATCAGTGAATGTAACATATGAAGGAATAATTCTTGAGCCGGTTTGATGGTCGGGTAGAACTTCAACACGGTCTCCAATCCATACAGCAACACAACTTGTAGTTGTTCCAAGGTCAATGCCAATACCTACATTATCTTCTTTTGACATCTTTGAGTTTGTTATTTTATAATAATAATATTGAATTAAATCTTTAAATCTTTTTCATAAAATGAAGAGATTGATTTTTATATTCTTTAATTTCATTCTCTAAATGTGAAATAGTATTATGAATATTATCTAAATATTTAATTATTTCTTCTTGAATTTCTAAAGATGGAATAGAAATTTCAAATGATTGTAATGTTTTTATATTAATATCTTTATAATTATAAAATAAATAATAACCTAAATATTTATGTAATATTAAATCTGTTTTAGGTTTTAATGATATCCCATAATTATTTAAAAATATTTTTTCTGTTGTTAATGCTACTTCATATCTAGTTATTATAATATTAAATCCATCTCTATTATAATTATTAGTTTCTTCATTCTTATTTTTATTTCCATATATTTTATATTTTTCATTTCCATTTTTATTTTCATTTTTATTTTCATTTTTATTATCATATTTATTTCCATATTGAATTAAAGCAATTTCATTAATAGTTTTATAAATTAATGTATCATTTGAAAATATTGGTTTTTCTTGAATATAATCAATATAATTAAATGAATAATTATTATTACTTATTTTATTTATTGGAACACTAATTAATAATTGTTTAGTATTATTAAAAGAATTATAATCATAAAAATTAATTTTTTGTGTTTGATGAATTTTAGTTATTTTTTTATTTGTAAAAATAAAATTTTCATCTCTTTTTTTTATAAAATATAAAATACATAATTTTATATTAATATTACAAATTCCAATTGGTAAATAAATAATATCTTTAACATCACATGTTTTTAATAAAAATTCTCTAATATAAATATAATCTTTATTTTCTTTATTATATAATTCAATATCATATGGCAATAATAACATACATTTATCATCAATTTTAATTATTTTTGTAATAACATTAATAATATCAGAAGTTATTTCATTTTTATCTTCATTAAAAATAATATCAGATAATATATCATTTATATTTGGTTCTTCAATGTCTTTATCTTGAGGTATAAATAACATTTATTTTTTTATAAGAAATCATATATATAGATATATCTTTAAATATGATTGAAATATTTTCTTATTGGATATTTATATGGTTTATATTATATTATATAGGATTAATAAAATATAATCCATTATTTTTATTGATAATAGGATATATATTAACATTATTTGAAATAATATATTTAATAAATAATAAAATATCAAAATATAATTTAATAAAATTTTTTATAATAAATGTTTTTATAAAATTTATTCCAATATTATTAATAATTAAATTTCCATTAAGATTTAATATTGATGATATTTATATTGGTATTTATTTAATCTTATTTTATTTTATAATTATGAGTTTTCTAAATAAAAATCCATATGAATATTATAAATTAATGATACATACATATTTATATAATGATGAAAAATATAAAACACTATCAAGTAAATTATATGATTATTTATATATAACAATAATAGATAATGAGCGATATTATTATTAGTAAAGATAGTAAAAAAATTGATATTAGTGTATTTGAAAATATGTCAGATTCTGATTTTTTTACTAATAAATTAACACACATATATTTTAATACTAATGTTAATGAAAAATCTGTTGATAAATTAATAAATGATATTAAAGATGCACATAAAGATAAAATAACACCAGATGGTGCAATAATTAAACCTAAACCAATTTTAATTCATATATCATCATATGGTGGAGATGTTACAGCAGGAATGAGATTATTAAGTATATATTCAATAAGTTCATTACCTATTGCTACAATTATAGATAATTATAGTTCTTCAGCAGCAACATTTTTATCAATAAATAGTCATTATAGATTAACGACGGATTATGGTTTTTGTTTAATACATGCATATTCAATATCAGGATTATTTAAAAATGAAAAACAACATGAATTAAAAAGAATGATGGAAATATTTGATTCTTATTTTGCAAAAATAATTGATATGTATTTAGAAAGAACAAAATTTGAAAAAAAAGAATTATTAGATATTCTTCAACATGATTTAATATTAGATTCAAAATATTGTTTAAAAAAAGGTATTGTTGATAGAATAATTAAAATTGAAAAAAAAGAAAAGAAGATGGAAATAAAAACTGAATTGAATATAAATGAATTAATTAATTATAGTAATACTGTAATAATATCATGTTCAAGTGCTATTTCTAAATTAGATAAAATATTATTTGAAGAAAATTTAGCTCCTGTTGTTATATATGCAAGAAAAGATGCATGTTATAATGATGATGCTTCAAATTTACAAAATAATATTTATGAAACTTTAAATATGATACCAAGAATAGTAAATTTAAAAGTTCCAACATATGCAATTATAGATAATCCAATTAGTATTGATGATTTATTACCAATGTTATATTGCGACCATATTTTTATATTTGATTATTCATATATTGTATGTAATATATTAAATTATTATAATAAATCAAGTTTATTATTAGATGATAATATTAAAAATACTAAATTAATATTTGGTATTATTTTTAAAATATTAAAAGAAAAAACAAAAATGACTGATGTTCAAATAAATAATATTAATAATAAATTTACACTTATTAATTCATCTGATTGTATTAAATTTGGTTTAGCTAATAGTATAATTGACCATTATAATAAACAAAAAATAATTAATCACTTAAATCACTAATATCACTTATATCACTAATATTACTTAAATCACTCATAACACTAATATTATCATTATTATTATTATCATTTTTATTATTAATACATTTCATTATATTTTTATGAATATCAATTAAATCAATTTGATATTTATTATAAATGTCATCAGTAAATGATAATAACATCATTTTATTATAATAATTATCACTATTTTTTTTAAGAGATATAATTGTATTCTTAAAATAATTAGGGAAAAGCATATACCAAACTAAATAATAATTTAGAACAATATTATTACCAAATGATAATAAAGTAAAATATATGGATCTATTCATAATATTTAAAAATAGATATTAAATTTTTATATAAAAAAATTGACATTATTTAATTTAAAATAAAATAAACTTAAAAATAATGGAACTTAAAGATATTCAATTATTTATAAAAAATAATTCTAAGATTGTATCATTAAATATTGATTATACAGATGATGGAGATATTTATAAATATGTTATTAATATTCAAGGTATAAATCATACTTTAAAATTAATAGAAGACGGAGATATGATTACATTAAATTATAATGATAATAATTTTACAGATGAAAATGATATACAATTAGAATTATTTGAATTATTTAATTATAAAAATATAGAATATATTGATTGTTATATTCTAAAAAAAAGAAATACAAATAATTTTGAAATATTAGATATTTATGATGATTATTATGATAATAATGAAGATATGTTAATATGTAATAGGTCATTTAATAAAAATGACAAAATAATAAAAATAAAAATTATATATCAGCATGAAGAATATACAATGTATTATAATATGGAAGTAATTCATGGATTTGATAATATAATGGAAAAAATAGATTTAATTTTATAAATATTTATTCTAATAATAATAAATTTAAATCTGATTTTTGTATTTCATGTTTATGAACATTTAAAATATTTGTGATATATTTATATGCTTCATCAATTTGGTCAAATGATATTCCACCAGTAATTAATACACTACCGCTTTCAAAAATAGCAATAGTTATTTTTTTACAATTATTTTCACCATGTCCTGTTCCTTTTCCAAAACAATGTTTTTTACATACACAAATACCATCTAATTTTTCTTTATCAGAATTCCAGAAATATTCTAATTTAACACCATGATATCTTCCAGGTTCGAAACTACATTTATTATTATAAGTTTCACTGATTAATATTTTATGTAAAATTTTTCTTCTAATTAAAAATTTAGTTTCTAATGTATCATTTAAATATGATTTAAAGTCTGTATTAATCATTCTTATAACAAATTTATTAAATCCGATAATATCAATATTATTATTAACAATAATTTCTGGAATAGTTTCATAAATCTTTTTAATTTCATTAATAATTAAATCAATAATATCTTTAACAATTGTTTGGTCTTTAATTCCAGTAATTTGAATATTACCATTTTTGAAGATTTTCAAATTTGGATAATAAGTATCATTTATTTTAAAAATTGTTGTTACTTGATTATCAAATAAATTTTTTTTAATACTATCTTTTTTAGGTGTTCTTTTTTTCTTTGGATAAATACCTCTTGTATTTGCCCTATCAGTAATTTTTGGATAATATATCCAAATAAATTTATTATTCAATTCAAAATTTTCATATAAAATATCTAAATTTAAATAAACACCTAAATCAGCATTACAAGTTATTGTGCTAACTTTATAATCAGTAAAATAAATATTATCTTGCATTATCAAATATATAAATGATTTAAACATTTAAATCATTTTTTTATATATAATCAAAAAAAAATAAATTAAACTTTCTTTTTTTTATTTTCTGACATTTTAGCTAAATATGAAGTATTTAAAATTTCTGAACTACTATTAATAGAAATCATAGGTGGTATATTTAAAACATATGTTTTATCAGATTTAATATGTGCTTCTCTAAATTCATTAATTGTTAAATTACCACCAAACATTTTTAATAAATATTTAGATGGTGCAGGTCTAATTGTATTAGTAAAACCATATCTATTTCCTAACATTTGTATCCAACTATTAATTTCCCATACTTTATCACTACTTCCATGAACTGAAAAATTATAAGCATTAGCACATTGTAATGAACAGAATGACCCAAATACAAAATAACTATCATTAACTATATCATAATTATATGGCATACTATAAACAATACTTTCAATACTATGACAACACCAAAAACAATGAGAATTATTATTATTATTTGAATAAGTTGTTTGATATTCTGTATTTGTATCATATGAAATATTTTCTGCATCATTCATAAAATAAGAATTTGATTCATAAGGTGTTGGAACAAGAATTTTTGTATCTTGACTTTCATTATTATTAATAATAGTATTAATTTTTGACTGTGTAATAGGTAATTGAATAATAATATCATCATTTTCATTATCCGTAGGTTTAATCATTGAATCAATAATATTTTTTTTTGTAGTTTTTTTAACAATTGTTGCATCCTGAATAGTTTTTTTACGAGGCATATTAATTATAATTACAAATTATTCTTAAATAAAATAATTCTTTATATTGTCCAATAGTGATACGAAATCATTTTTCATTTTAACATCCATAGTTTCTAATTGTTTATTATTAGAACTAGAATTAGAATTAGAATTAGAACAAACCATGGACATATTTTTAATTTCAATTTGTAAATCTTTTATTGTATTAATTAAATAATAAATAAATACTACAACTATAATAATAATAATAAATAATATTATATCCATTCTTCTATATAAAAATAATTAAAAAAATAAAAATTAATTTTGAATTTTTAACTTTGCTTTTCCTGATTGTATTACTAATATATTATATTGTATTGTATAAATTGTTATAATTATATCATTATTTTCTATTTTCATATTATAATTTTTATTAAATTTATCAAAATATAATTTATCAATTAATGATGGTTCATAATTATTTAATTTTATTATTAATTGTGTTCCAATACCAGCACCATTATAACAACCAGATGGAAACCATTTTTCAGGCATTAAAGAAAATGTATAACAATAAATACCTTGTCTTGGTATAATACTATGATATTGATATGGTTGAATATTATTATAAAAATATGCATCTTTTTCATTAACACGTTCAGTATTTTTATCCCATAATATTAATGCTGTTTTCATTATACTATTTTCATTATTTCTAGGAATTGAATAAGAATAATTTAATATATCATTAAATTTATAAATACTATCTGCTCTATTTAAAGTCCATATTATTTCTTTAACTAATAATTGTGAAGGAACATCAATAGTTCTAATTGAATCAATTCCTCCAGAAATAAATGGTTGTTTATTAATTCTTGTAGTTTCTATTAAATATTCTTTATAAGCATTATTAATTATTAATTGTCTTTCATAACAATCTAAAACAATAAATGTTGCATCAATATGTGCAATCAAATTTTTATTTATTATAAAATCATTAATAGAAATTTTATTAGGTCTATTTAATTCATTATAATACATTGGACTAATATTCATATTATAAATATCAGAATAAACAGTATATAAGTTTTCAATATTTTCAAATTGAATTTTTAAATAAACATGATGATTTGTGCAAAATTTTAATATAGGTAATGCCAAACTTTGATTTTTAGAGAACCAAAAAGGTAAAGGAACTGATATATAACGTCCTTTTATTGATGGATTATTAATATCAGATTTATCACTCGAAGCATAATCAAATTCAGATAATATATTATTTCTAATTCTATAAACTGTTTCTTTTTTTCTTGGATTTGTTAATTCTGGAATATTTCCAGTCATATTATTATAACCATCTTTAACAGGTAATGATAATTCATTCCATACAACTAACCATTCACCTGTAATATTATCTATTTCAGTATTATCAATATGTATTGATGCATTTTTAATAAGTAGAGAACCAATATTTTCAACCCATTTAAATTTAAATTTATCATCAGAATAAACATCAGGTAATTTAAATATCAAATATACAGATGCTAATAAATCAACATTTGGATTTTCTGTTAATTTTACAGTATAATATCCTGCATTATGCATATCAGATATTGATAAAACACCATTATCAAAATTATGTATAATACTTTCCATAGCAAAATTAGTATGTTTTTTATATGCATAATTAAAAAAACTAATTTGAGGATTATAAAATAATGGTATATTCATTTGACCTTCTATTGTTAATTGTAAAAGACCACCACCCATTATTAATATCTAATAATATTTTTCTTTATATAGGATTTACAGTATAAGTTTGTGAATTAAATCCTTTTGTATAATCTCTTTTAACTCTCTTTTTAAATGTAGCTTCATATTTATTAAATCCATTATTATATAATGTTTTAATTTCACTATTAGTTAAAGCATAATTATAATATGTTAAATCAGCCATTTGTAAAGGTGATATTTTAGTAATATTATCTGATAATATTAATTGTTTAATACTTTGATTTTCACTTGGATTTATATGTAATTTGCTTAAATTACTTTTCATAACTCTAGATTTAAAATTATTAATTACATCATTTTCCATAGAATTGGTATTAGCTAATTTATCAGATTTTAATTCACCATTAAAATAAACTTTGCAATTTGATTTATTTGCATTAAATAAATTATCTCCTTTAGGTTGTTCTTGAAATACTACAGTAATCATATTATATTTTTCTTTATAATTATTTACATCAATATCTTTAATGCCAAATTTATTAAAATTTCTATATTTATTTAAATCATCAGGATTATTACAATCTATAACTTTATTATTAATTGCATTATAAGTTTCCGGATAATTTATATTATTAAATTCTACAACTAATTCTTTTCCATCATTACGTAATTTTATTAATGGATTTTTAATTAATATAACAGGGTCATTAATCATATTATTATTACATTCATAACCATTATTATTTGATATTAATACAGATTGTTTTTCACCTTTATAAAATAAAGTTATATATTTATTTGATAAACTTAATTTATCAGTTGATATTGATTGATAACTACCATTTACTTTTTGATATATTGAATCAGATGTATCAATAATAGTTGATTTATTTTTATCAAATGAAAAGAATAACCAAAAATTATATGAATATTCAGCTCCACCATTTTGATTTATAGACGGATTAATATCTAAATATGAAAAATCTTCTTTATCATATGTTTCAAAATCTAAATCTCGTTCAATAGAATAATCAAGAATTCCACTAAATACTTTAGTTATTTTTTTAGTAGTATTAGATATTACAACACTACTAATGAATTCATTATTATAAACAGAATAACTAATAAATGCCATTATAGCAATTAAAAATATAGATAATATAATTTGAATTATTGTATTTATCATATCTAATTTAAATATATATTATAATTTATATACAGGATTGCGAACACCATATGAACCTAAACCTAATTTAGCTAAAAATCCAGTTACAGGACCATCATTATAAATACTATAAATATCTTGTTGATTTAATTCATAATTATAACTACTGAATGATGCTAATAAACCTGAAAAACCAGGACCAATGCCATTATTATAATCTCTATTATTTCCAACATATAAATATCCTGTAGTATTTAAATTTAAATTATTTAAATCAGCTCTATAATTTTTATTAGCAATACATAATTTACCATTTTTCTCACCACCATTTGATACACATTCATCATTTACATCAGTTGAATAAAAATCTTCATAACCACTTAATTTAAATGTATCACCATCAGAAATAGTTTTAACTAATTCAGCATCAACATAAGCATATAATGTTGTTTTGAATGCATTGGAATTACAAACAACTGCGATATGAACCCATCTTTGTAAAGGAACATAATTTATTGATATTCCATTTTTTAAAAACCAATGTAATGCACCAGGATTATTTATATTTCTAGAATTAATAACATTACCTTCTTTATCATCAAGTTTTGTAAAGCGAATATACATAATATTATTTGTTTTATCTAAAAATATATATGGAGAACAAGTTTCAATTTTAAATTCATTATCACCATCACTTGAAACAGCTGCTATGGTTTGATATTGTCCTTTATATTTACTCATATCATTTATATAAACCCAGAATGAAAAACTTTTACGGCTACCATTGGCATTTTTAGCTAATACTGCACTGAATTTTGATAATTTAGTTCCTACAACTGGTACTTTAGTATCACTAACTATATTTCTAACTTTAGCAAATAAATGACTACCTAAATATGAATATAAGACATATGCAAGAATAACAGCAATTACTATAACTGCTATTAATCCAATAAATAAATTTTTATTATTAACAGATGTATCATAAAAATTAAGAATACTTTGTGATGCACTATTAACAATACTATCTTTCTTTAATACATCAAATATTGGATTACTTGTTGAATCGGATGAACTACTTCCACTCATTATTTATATTTAACTATCTATTATTAATAAATAAATTTTCTATTAATAATACTTAAATGATAATTACCATTAAAATGATTATTTGGAATTAATAATTTATATATTTTTTTATTATTTTTTTTTTGCAATGATAAATAACTTAATAATTTTGTAAAATTTGTTAATGAATGTATTTTATTATTTTTATGTTTAAATTGAAATAATGCATTAATTACACTAATAAAATAATCAATTGCAATTTCATTATTTTTATTCATTATAATATCAAAAAAACAGAAATTGGATATAAAATTTTTATAAAAAATATTTTTAATAGATTTTAAACCATTTCTATTATTTAATTCAATAATTAAATTTTCATGAAATTTAAGGGGAATTAACCATTGGTCTTTATAAATAATTCTTTTAAAATTATCTCTATTAAAATTATTTGCATATAATTCCGTAATATCCAATATTTTATCATTATTATTATAATAAGTATTTGTAATTATTTGAATACATGTCTTAATATTATAATTAGATTGAATACAAATATTTGTTGATTCAATTAAATTAATATTAGGATTATATGATAATAAAATATTATGTATTTCAATATCGGATAATAAAGGTAATTCATATAAAATACATTGTTTTTTAATTTCACCTAATTTAATATTATTAGAAACAATACAAATAATAGGAATATGTTTATGAATAGTTGTTAAAAAATTTAATAAATGAATATTCATAGTGCTATCAAATGATAATAATGTTTCAAATTCATCAATAATAATAATCTTATTTTGAGTATTATTTGTTAATTGTTGAATTAACGATGAAACAAAAGCTTTAAATAATAAATCAGTTAATTGTTTAGATGAACAACAATTATAACTATTAATATTAACAATGAATAAATCAAGTTCTAAACATAATTTATTTATTCTATAAGATTTACCAATACCGGAATTACCGGTAATAAATAAACAAGAATTATAAGATAATTTATCACGAGGTGTTAAAATCCAATCTTTAATATAATCCATTATTTAATTAAGAAATTAATATAACTTTTATAACAAGAATAGCATAATAACATAATAATGCTATAAGTGGATACATAATATCTAATGTTAATAATGATTTGGAATTATATGTTTTAATATTACCATGAAAATCAAACATAATAGAAGGTTTTATAAGAAAAATTAACAATAATATTAAAATATATAATAATATTGTAATTAATATCATGAATATACTCTATAAATTAAATATAATTTATATTATAGATGTTAGACAAAATTTTAATTATTTTTATAATATTATTTATATTTTATTATATTATTAATTTAAACATTGAAACATTCGCAACAAAACAATATACAAATACTAATAAATATTCATGGGATAGAAATAATATCATTAAATCATCATTACCATATGATATTGTTTTAAAAAATAATAAGAATAGTTATTATGATTTTGGAAATGATGAATTAGATGAAAAATTTAATAAAATATTTAATATTGACAATGATAAAATAATTAAAACAATTGAAGGTATGGATTGGAATAATAAATGGATTAAACCATCAAATAGTAATAATAAATATATATTAGATAATTATTTTAATAAATTTATGATGTATTTTAATTTAATAATTAATAATGAATATTTTGATTTAGCAAATGATAAAAATAATAAATTTAATATTATTAATCAACAATTAAAAAGATATAAATATAATATTAATAATCATGATATCTTATTATTAGATATTGAATTAGTAATATACAGAAAAAATAAACCTTTAGCAAGACATTTAAAATTTTTAGTAATAAGTAATGGTATTTATAATAATGTAATAATGGCTAAAGTTATAGGTGTTATTAATGAATGTAATTTAAATAAAAATTATGATACTTTAGATAATAAAGATAATTATGAAATATTTCAACCGGATTATAAATATAAATATGATATGAATAGTTTTATTTATGATACTAATGAAAAATTAGTTCATTCTGAAATTGAATATAATTTATATAATAAATTACTTAAAGAATTATAATATATATATTTATTAATATGAATTATTTTGAATATACAGTTGAAGTTGAAGTAACGGAAGATGTCGAAAAAAAAACAAAACTATTATTTGATATGATTAAGGATGGTAGAAGTCCATTTAATTTATTTAAATTAAGTGATGAAGTTCTTGAAAGTGATGAAAAGAAAAAAATAAGAACATTTACATTAACTTCTCTATCAAATATTAATCCAATAGTATTACATTTTTTCAGTGGAAATTGTGCAAAATTTTATTGTTTTTATAAAACTCCTGTTATGATGTGAAATAAATGATTTTATTTTTTCTTTTCATTGAATTTAATCCATTCAGTGTTAATAGTTTCTAATTCTCTAATAATTTCATAAGAATTATCAATTAAGAATTGTTTAAATTTTTCAGCATCTGTTTGTTCATCAAGAGTTAATCTAACAATCATTAATTGTTTTAGGGGATGTGGGCAAATATAACCAACATATGAACAATTAATTCCTTTATGTTTATTAGATTGTCTAATATATTTATTATGAATGAGTGATTGAATAACATTACCTAATGTATCATCTTCATTTTCGATATGAAAATTAACTGAAAAAGGATTATTAGGAATAGGTTCAATCATTATTTCATTAGCTTCAATATTTGTTATTAATAATTTTAATTTATTAATAAGAATTGTAATAGCTGTTGAAAATAAATATAAATATGATAAATTATTAACTGATTCAATTTCAAATTTAAGTAAAGTAGGGTCTCCATAAATATTTTTTACATATGAACGATGTTTATCAAGAATATTATCTTTTTTATCTGCTTCTTTTTTATCTTCAATGAAATAGAAATTTGATAATGAAACTGATGAAAATGATGCATTTGTTTTAGCTGTTCTTTTAATAGCTCTTGCAATTAAATGTAATTGTTCGCCAGAACGTAATCTTGTAATTAAAATATTAGTTTTTGTAATAGGATTAGGTGGAAATAATATTTTAAGTTCATTTACAGTTAATTCAACATCTTTATAAGTTCCGGTAAAATTAGCAGTTGTAATATTAATAGTTGAAGAAGTATCATTAATAACATTTAATTCAAATTTATAATCATCATCAATATAAATATCAGTAATTTCTTCAGATACATTAATAGGAATTAAACCAATTCTATGTTTCATAAATTCATTATGAAGAGGACCAGTATTATTAATAATATCAATTGATGGTTCATCTTCACCATAAAATCCAACAACTGGAATTTCAGTTAAAATAATACGTCTAATACTATTAGCAATTGATAAATCAATATTATTTATATCAAAAGAATGTTTTTCAGATTTAGGTTCATAATTATAATTCTTAAACATTTTTTATTACTTATTTAAAATAAATGATATTAATTTTATGTCAATTTTTATTATATTAATTTATCATTATTTTAATAAATGATATTATTTTATAGTGATGCATGCCAACATTGTGTTATTTTATTAGATAGTATTAAAAGACATGATACTAAAAAAACAATAAAATTAGTAGCTATTGATACAATAGTAAATAAAATTAGTCATAAAATTAAAGCTGTTCCTGCTTTAATGTTTATGCCATCAAAAGAAATTATTTATGGTAAAGCTGTTTTTGATTATTTATTATTACCAAATAGAGGTTATTTATTTACTAATAATAATACTAGAGATAAACAAGAAACTTCATCACTTACATCTCCAATTCCTTTAAATAAACAAGAAAAAATAGATGAACCAATGTCATTTACCTTAGGTGCAATATCATCTGATAATTTTAGTAGTATAGATGATGATAATATAAATTCAATGAATATTAATGATGATAAATTATATAAATGGGGTATAATTACTGATACTGATACAATAACTGGTAATACTACACCTATTAATACTAATCCTATTAATACTACATCTATTAATGTTAATCCTGTTAATAATAGTATTCCTGTTAATACTAAATTGGAGGCTGAGAAGACTAATAAACAATTACCTTCAATTGACGAATTACAAAAACAAAGAGAAAATATATTTAAGGATATTTAATTAAATTAAAACATATAATGAGTACGCTTACACCAACATTTATTTTTAATCAGTATTATATTGACCTATTAAAGAAGCTTAGAAATATAGCAAAGAAATTTAAAGCAAAGAGTGAAACAGCTAAAAGAGTTTTAAAAACAATAAAAGATAATTATCAAACATTAGATAAAGAAACATCTGAATATATTGAATATTTTAAGGAAAAATGTGATAGTGATTTTTGGAAATCTTATATTGAACTTGATAAAGAAACATCTGATGAATGGTTTAAAGATGATAAAAATTCATCAGTAGAAATTTATAAAAATATTACTATAAAAGATATGACTAAACTATTAAGAAATAATTTCATATCTCATCATTATTTAAGTGTTTTATATATATATACAAATGATTTATCACCTGAAGAAATAACAGCAATTCTAACAATTCTTCAATCAGAAGAACCTGAAGATGAAATTACTGTTGAAAATGCTGATATTAAGAAAGTTTTATCACGTCTAAATGAATTAAAATCTGATAATATTAAATCAAATCCAAGTGTTGGTGGTATGGATAGTCTTAAAGATACTACTATTGGAAAAATAGCAAAAGAAATAATTAATGATGTAGATTTATCAAAGATTAAACAATCTATTAGTGACGAGGGAGATATTTTTAAGGCTATAGCTAAACCAGATAGTGGATTTGGAGAACTATTTTCAAATGTAAGTCAAAAGATGTCAAGTAAAATATCAAGTGGTGAATTATCACAAGAAGCAATAATGAAAGATGCAATGAAATTTGCATCAATTCTCCCGGGTTTATTTGGAGGTGCTAATCCTGATGATAATTCAAATGGTGCTGGTGGTTTTGATATGTCTACAATGATGAATATGATGAGTATGATGAATAATATGAATGGAGGAAATGGAAATGCTAAAAGTGGCAAAAATAAAAGTGGTGTAAATAATCAGGCATTAAGAAGCCTAATGAAAAAACAACAACTCAAACAAAAATTAAATAATAATTAATTTAATTTATTTTTCTTTTCAACATATTTTATAGATAATGATGATAAATATTTTACCTTTGATTAATATGAGTTTTAAAGATAAATTATTAGCAATAGTTAATTTAATAATATTTTTAAGTTTAATATTTTCATTAATTTTTAAAAATGGAATATTTATATTATTAGGTATAATATTATTAATTTTTATATTTTATATTTATTTATTTGATGAACAAGTTAAAATTGATACAAATGAAACATTAAGTAATCGTAATTTAGGTTTTTATGATAATAAAATATGTGTTAAACCATCAATTGATAATCCTTTTATGAACCCTTCAATAATAGATTATAATAATAATAATAATAATATAAAAGCTTGTCCATTTGATAAAGAACTTATTAATAATAATATTAATACTTATTTTAAAAAGAATGTTTATAAAGATATAAATGATATTTATGAACGTCATTTTTCAGAAAGACAATTTTATACAGTTCCCTCGACAACTATACCAAATGATAGACAATCATTTGAAAAATGGTTATATTATAGAGATAAAACATGTAAAGAAAATAATGGTATTCAGTGTTATAATAATATAATATAAGTTTATAATTAGATATAATGGCAACATATTTTGATAAACAAAATACTATATGTTCTGATTCATGTTGGGAGGAATCAAAAAATTTTGGTAATAAAAAAATAAATGATTATCAGACTTATTCAACTCAATTAGTTGATTGTATAGACCCTAATGTTCGATTACCTGAATTTATGTATGACCATGTTAATTTAAGAGGTCGTCCGGGTTATGGATTAGCAGATGCATGTTTAATAGATAATTATAGTAAATTAATAAATAATAAAGAAGGTTTAACTAGAGATAGATGTAAATTACAATTATTTAGACGATTATTTGATGCATGTCCAACAATGAAAGGTTCATTAGGTGATATTAATTCTGAATTAGATATATTATCAGGTTCTGATTCAAGTTTTTATGGAAATGGAGGTGAAAATAAATCATTTTCATGTAAAAAAACAATAATGGAAAGACAAATAAATCAACCAGTGCCATTAGTTGACTGTTTAAAAGATATACAAAATCCTGATCATATTGTTCCAATATGGACAAATGGCGGTGAAGATACCCGTTCATATATAAATAGATTAAATTTTAATAAAAATAATTAATAAAATATAATATAATATAATATTATTATATTATTATAGAATAAGTATGAGTTTTAATAGAACAAAATATGATAATTGTTCATATAAGGTTGATTTAAAATCAAGTGTCGATACATTAGGATATATATTATCTCCATATAGATATGAAAATGGAAATAAATGTATGCATCAATTAGGATTAGTTGGTGGTACTGCTGTTTCACATATTAAAGGTAATTTAGTTGATTTAGATAGTGAATTACGAGGACAAACACGAATAATATCTAAATGTCCTGATAATTTATATACTCCAAGTGATAATGGAATAATAACAAATGATAAAACTGAACCAATAGACCAGCAGATGAAACATTTACCTTCTTGTCAATCAATAATGTATCGTTCAATACCACTGCCGCCACCATTAAAAATAAATAATTGTTAATAATAGAAATAATGAATATTCCAAATGATACAAGATTAAAATATGATTCAGGAAGTTATCAAGAAGAATTAACTCGCTCTATATTTCCAGGTATATATCAATTAAACTCTCCTTATAATGATTGTAATGATTGTGGAGTTATAATACCAGATGACCCATTTATAAGATATCAAGGATATGGACAAAATACATGCACAATGAAAAAAGCAATAGATGATTCAAATGAATTATCAGGATTAAATTATAAAAATTCTAAATGTAATAAAGATGCTTATTCTCCTAATAGTTATGTATCATCTGGATGTAAAACAAAATATAATGGTGATACCCGAAAATGTGCTATTCCAACTGAATCATGTCGTTTATCAAATCCTCCTTGCACATTAAAGGAAACTGGAATTAATCGTTATGACCCATTATTTTGGAATCCACAAGCAACAGCAATTGAAACATTTGATAGAATTGGTATTAATTATCGTATGGTAGCAAAAGATAATCATGTTCCATTAATAGAAACTCCACAAGACCAAAACGTATTTTATCCATTAAGAAATAATGATGTTGTAGATAATGGAGATTTAAATCAATGGCAGAATTTAAATAAAAATAATAAGAATTATTCACCAGGTTATCCATTCGGAGAACCTAATTATATATTATCTTGCAAACAACCAGTTAATAGTTATTAAAAAATCTAAATAATTTTATTGATATTCCATCTTTAATTTCAATTTCATTTTCTTTTTCTATTATAATATTATTATATATATATTTATAAATAATATTATCAATTCTTCTATAATGATTAAAATTTAATGCAGTATTATTAAATTTATTATTTCTATTTTGTCTAATATCAATATCAATTTCTGTATAATTATGAGTAATAGGTTTAGATTTAACAAAAATTTTATATTTATATTTAAAAATATCAAATGAAATAAAATAATTATATTTATCTTTCAATAAATATTTAATATTATTTTTATTATTTAATACTAACATTAAGCTTTTATTTTCATTATAATTATTTATATGATAATTATCATGAAAAACACATTTATTATCAAAATAAAATCCATATTTAAGGATTTTATTTAATTTAAATATTTTACCTGCAATAGTTGAATAATGATTATTAATATGTAATGTAAAACCTGATAAATTAGATAAAGATGATAATAAAAGAATGAATAAAAAATTAATAAACTTCATTATTTATTATTATTATTAAATATCTTTAAATAATAATAGAAATGTCTGACAAAGACAATGAAGACATAATTTATTTAGATGAAGAAATACCTGAAATTGATTATTTTGAATTAGTTAGTATTGATGAAATAATAAAAAATAATCCAAATTTTATTGCTTTTTCAAGAGAAGAAATTTATAATGAATTATTTAATTTTGTTAAAACAAAACCTAAAACAGAATGTTTTTTAAAGTTATTTTATGAAATTGTTAATAGAAAAACAAATGTTAATAATTTTGTTGTTGTCGCAGATGCAAATCGTGGAAATTTTGAAGATTTAAATATTGAAGAATTTATTTCAGACCTTAAAAAATATGATAAAATTAATGATGCTAATCTTGCTTTAGCCTCTAAAAATAAGCTCTGGTTTCCCTTAAATTATGATATTGATAATGATAAAATCCGATTTAAGGCACAACAAAAAACAGTAATAGAATTATCAAAAGATAATAATTTCATTGTTTTTAAGGATGATGAAACTAATATTCCAATAATTGGAGTTTATTTTTATAGTCCAATTACTATTTTAGATGATTATTTAAATGATAAAATAATGTCTCATTTATATAAACCTAATAAATTAGATATTATAAATGCAACATCAGAAAATGAAAATTTTGAAGATTTAATAAAATCATATAAAATAAAAATTCCAGTTGATAAGATTGATATTGATAATTATAATTATTCAAGTATAAATAATTTATTACAAAAATATAATTATAATTTAGATAATATTTCTCAAGATGATTTTAAAATAATTAAAGAACATCTTGATAATTTAAATAAAAATGAAACTATTGAAAAAATAACTTATAATTCTATTCAAATTAAAGCAATTGAATTAAATAATCCACGATTTACTTTTTTTAATATTCTTAAAGAACTTAAAATATTGGTTGATATTACTATAAAATCAAGTGATATAATTATAAAACAATTAAAAATATTTGAAAAAGAACGTTCAGTTATTAATAAATTAGATATTACACGTGATTTATTTTCAATTATTACTAATTTAACCGATAAGAATTATGATTTAGTTATTACTAATTTAAGGGATTTAAGGAAAAATATAATATTGGATAGTGCTATATCAAAATTAGAATTATTTAGTAAATTAAATAAGAAAAATATAATAAATCAATTAGATGAATTAGAAACAAGATTTGAATTATTAAAATATTCATTTGTTGATATTTATAAATTAAATTTTTCTTGTGCTGATGATGAACATGAAATTCATATCGGAACTGATGAAACTAATTATGAAGGTGTTCCCTTAAAAATAGGTCAATCAAATGAAAAAGAAGATAATTACGAATATGATGATGAAAAAGAAGAAATAGAATTAGATGAAACACAATTTAATAAATATTATAATAATCAATTTTATAATATTGAAATTGGATTTTCCGAATTATTAAAGATGGTATTACCATTCCTATTTAGAATGCAAAAATTAAGCGGATTACCTATAAATTATGATATGATAGTTTCTCATTTATTTAATAAATATAGAACAATTGAACCTAAAATAACAATAATATATAAATATTTTCCCGATATTGAGGAAGAAGAATTAAATATTTATTTAAAAAAATCAATAAAATATATTTTGATAAATGCTAAAGATAAAATGATAAATGCAATGAATGAATATTTTAATAATTTTAAAAATGTTATTTATGATATTATTGCTTTATGGTCTATAACTATTCAAAAAGATATAGTTCATGAAACTTTATTTTTTAACGAAGAAAAATTATTTCCTGAATGTGAGCATTTATGGGATGAATATGGTGTTCCATATGATATGCAATCTAAAAAAGGAGTAATGATTTATTTAAGTTGCATATTTAGAGAAGTTTATGGTGATTTATATAAAGATGAATATGCTAATTTAGTACCATTAGATGAAGATTATAAAAAAATAATAATGACAAACATAACAACTAATTATGAAAAAGAATTATTATTAATGACTAAAATAAATGCTAAAAAAGTTAAAGTTAATATGGGAAGACAATATTATGATACTTTATATGATTTATTAAAAAGAAAAGAATATAAAGGTGATAGTTTTTTGAAAGCTTATATTGATGCTTTAATTTATATGCCATCTATTAAATTTGTAAAAATTCATAAATATTTACAGGGTTGCTGTTTAGAGAAAATTGATGAAAATTTTACAGCTGATTTATATTTTAAAACTGATAGACAGGATTTAAAGAAGGCAAAAGAAAAATTAACTGGAAAACGTGTTTTTAATATGCCTCGTTATAAAAGATTTTATATTAAAAAAATTAAAGAAATAAATAAAGAAGAACAATTTATAGCAATTAATAATCCTATTAAATATGATATAATTTCTATCAATTTAAAAGAATGGTTAACTGATTTAAGTGATTTAAAAGAACCAACAGTTTTTAGTAAAGAATTAATATCAAAATTATTATTATCAGTTTTTAAAACCACTGAAAATTATAAAGAACAATATATTAATTATTTTAATAATAAAGAATTAAAACAATTATTTAATAATTATAAATTTGATAATTATAAACAAATTTCTTCTATAATTTCTAAAATTTTATATAAATATCTTAAAAATGATGCTTTACCTTTTATTAATATGATTAATAATACTGTTCATGAACTTAATAAATTAAATTCTATAATTACAGATGAAAATATTACTGATATTATTAGTATTAGACGTATTGCAGTTATTCGTTTAATGTCTTTACCTTCATCTCCTGAAAATGTAATAAATAAAAAATTTATTCCATCTATTGATATAGATAAAGAATTATATCAAGAATTATTTAAAGAGATTATTATTTCAATTATAAATAATATTAATAATTGTCATATGTTAGATTTAAAAGAACAAATTGATTTTATAAATCAAATTCGTGAGAAAAATAAATTTGATATTCTTGCAAGAATGAATAAGAAAACAAGAGAAGATAAAGAAATTGAAAAAGAATTAAAAAAATATGGTTTGAAATATAATGAAGAAATATTAGATAATGAAATTGAACCTGAAATTAATAAAGAAAAAATTGAAAATTATGAAGAAAATGAAGGAGAAGAAGAATATAAAGTTGATATGGAAGATGGAGACAGTGATGATGAATATATGACTGGTTCAAATAATGGTTTTATATATGCTGATTAATGAAATAAATAAATATGCATTATTGATATAGAGAAATGAGAAACAATGATACACCATCAATGGATAATATTTATAATTCTAAATTTTATAGTGAAACAAAAGCTTATGAACAAAATTTAAGCGATGATTATTATAAAAAAGCTCAAATGCCTTTTCAAACAGGAATTATACCACATTATTTTACTAGTGATGATATGAATACAAGTGTAATTAAAAGTTTATCAGGAAATGATATTAATATTAGTGATTTTAAACATGGAAATATGCAACCTTTTATAAAAAAAGGAATTACACAAAATGTTGAACAATTCGGATTAAGTAAAAATATGGGTTATAGTTCAGATACTAAAAATTTAAGAAAAAAAGAAGTTACTAAAAGTGAATTTTTTGCATCTATGCCTGAATTTAATAAAAATGCTATTGATAAATCTAATTTTTTAATATCAAGAACTAATTTAAGTGAAATTCAAAATAATATATCACCAATTCAAAGTATTCGTGTTGGTCCTGGATTAAATAAAGGATTTACAAGTGAAGGAACTGGAGGATTTCAACAAGCTGATACTATTAGTTATATTAAACCTAAAAGTAAAGAAGAATTACGACCAACATCAAATCAAAAATCATCTACTTATACTTTACCTATGAAACCTAAAAATAATGTTGAACAAAGAGGAATGCTTACTCCTATGAATAAAAATAGAATAGATACAGTATTTGCACAAACTGAAGATAATTGGTTTAAAGGTCAATCAATATTAAAAAAGGAATCAGAAAGACCTGAAGAAAATATTAAAGATACATCATCTAGAACTGATAGTCATATTGATTATTATGGTCCATTAAAAAATCAAAATGAATTTATTAATCAAAATGATGATTATGGAAAAAATACAATAATTATTTATGATAATGAAAGAAATTTAACTCAAAAAGAAACACCTGTTGCTAATTTTTCAAGTGTTATTAAAGCAATGGTTTCTCCTATAACTGATGCTATAAAAATAACTATGAAAGAATATTTTGTTGATAATCCTCGATTAAATGGAAATGCTACACCTCAATTACCCGAAAAAGGAACTCTTTATGACCCTGATACTCATATTATGAAAACAACCATTAAAGAAACTACTATTCATGAAGGTAATAATGGAACTTTAACTGGAAATGAAGAAACTTATTCTTCTTTATATGATACCGCTAAAACTACTGTGAAAGAAACAACAATACATGAAGGTAATAATGGAACTTTAACTGGAAATGATGAAACTTATTCTGCTTTATATGATACTACAAAAACAACTACAAAAGAAACTACAATTCATGAAGGTAATGGTGGAATATTAAGTGGAAATGATAAAAGTTATTCATCTTTATATGATAATGCTAAAACTACAACAAAAGAAACTACAATACATGAAGGAAATAATGGAACTTTAACAGGAAATGATAAAACTTATTCAGCTTTATATGATACAACAAAAAAAACAACTAAAGAAACTACAATACATGAAGGTAATAATGGAACTTTAAAAGGAAATGATGAAAGTTATTCTGCTTTATATGATACAACAAAAACAACTACTAAAGAGACAACAATACATGAAGGTAATGGTGGAATTTTAAGTGGAAATGATGAAAGTTATTCTGCTTTATATGATATAACAAAAACTACAACTAAAGAGACAACAATACATGAAGGTAATGGTGGAATTTTAAGTGGAAATGATGAAAGTTATTCTGCTTTATATGATAATGCTAAAACTACAACTAAAGAGACAACAATACATGAAGGAAATAATGGATATTTAACAGGAAATGATGAAACTTATTCCGCTTTATATGATACAACAAAGACAACTGTAAAAGAGACAACGATACATGAAGGAAATGGAGGATTTATGGAAGGAAAACAATCTGGATATGTTAATAGTAGTAGAGCAAGAACAACATTAAAAGAAACATTACCATGTAGAGATACAGTAAGAAATATTAATAATACATCATATCATAGCACTTATGTATATGATCCATCATTAGTTGCAAGAAAAACAGTAAAAGAGACAACAGTAAGTGCAGGAAGTTCTGGATATGGATTTTTAGGAGGATTATTAAATAGTTTATTTGGTGGTTATTTAGTTAAAGATGAAAAAGCTAAAAATACTCAAAGACAATTTTCATTAACTGATAATTATGGTATAGCGGGTAGTAAAACTTCTTTTAATCCAACAGATAGAGAGGCAGATTATAATGCAGAGATTGATGGAACACGTGAATTAATAATGATGAATGCAGGAAGAACACCAAATGCTGGTGGTAAATTTGTGGGAGTTCCTAAAGAAGATGTTAATATGGTAGTAAATAAACGTCAAATTGATTTAGAAGAAAGTGAAAGAATTGGAAATATGGGATTAGCATATGAAGGAATGCCATCACCAATTGATATATCAAGTATTACAAAACAAAAATATGTGGATAATGCATATAATAATAGATTAGATAGTTCAATATTATCATCATTAATTGATAATGAAAATATAATAAAAATAAATCCAATAAGAACTGATTGTGATTCTATTTAAAATGTTTTTCTAACTTTAATTTGCATTTTATTTTTATTTTTTGTAAAAACACTAGGGTCATATGGTTCTTCATCATCTTCATCTTCATAAATAAGAGTATTTGCTTTTCTTTCTTTTTCTAATGCGCATAAATTCCATAATTCAGGCGTACACATTTTAAAATCTGCTTCTTTTGCTTTATACCATTTAACCTGGTCTTCTAATTTATTACTTTGTATTTTATTATCAATAACAACACATTCATAATTTTCAGTACAACTATCCATCACAGCACAAAAAGTTGAAAAATCATTAAATACTCCTGCATAATGATTATAAATCTTTTCTCTTTCTTTAATAATATTATTTTTAAAAATAAAAACATAATCAATATTAGCTCTTAAGACTGGTGGCAAACCCATACAATATTGCATAGTAATTAAAAAGAATATTTTATAATGTCTTCCGTTCATAAAAATACTTCTAATATTTTTATCAGTAGGCCATGTTTTATCATATAAACAGTCATCTAAAATTAAAAAAGCTCTATTATCAATATCTGAAGATTTATAACTTTTAATTTGAATAGCTTTTTGTTTATTAATTGATATTTGACGGTCTAAAAATTTTTTAATAATAACAGGTTCATATTCTTCATAAATTAACATATTAGGAATAAATGTTTCAAAAAAATTATTTGCAGTTTCTGTTGGACTAATAACAACGCCAACCGGTAAATCTTTATGATAACTTAATATATCTTTCATACAATATGATTTTCCTGTATTTCTTTTACCAATCAAAACAACAACAGAATCACTTTTTATTGTAGATGGATCGAACTTTTTTAATTCAAGTTTCATATTTATTTATTTAATTATTTTAATATTTATATGTTCTAATGCGTATTTTTATATATAATTAACATTCTATATTAAAATTAGAGTTTATATGGAATATTATATAATTTCCTTTTTTATTTCTATTATAATATTTATATTTATGTATTTATGTGACTATAAAAAACCAATGAATGAAAATGAAAATAATATTATTTATGATAATAATGGTTATGAAATTAATCAAAATGATAAATCATTATTTACAAAAAATAATTTATTATTATTTGGAATTATATATATAGTTATTACTATTATTAGTTTTTATATTTTCACATCTTCTTTATCATTATCTTCATTATATTCATTATGTCCCTTATTTTTAATTAATCTATTAAAAACACCTGAACCATCTCCAACTTTAACTAAAGATAATATAGATGATGATGATATTGACCCTAAAATTTTAAGTAAAATTAATGATAATATTGATATTGGTTTTAATCCTCCTAATATGGATAATGATGATAATAATGTTAATAATAGTAATATAAATAATGTATAAAAATTAAAGAAAAATAAAATAAAATTGATTATTATTTATGTTTTTATAAAAACACAAAATGACTTTTACATTTGATGAGGATAATTTTGAAAAAGAATTTTTCAGTAAATATAAGAAAGGAGATGATATTTCTTTATTTTTATATACATTCTCTGAAGATTTTTCATCAAAAAAATCATTAATTCATAATAAAAAACTTGTTAAATATTATTATGGAACAACTGAAAATGCTATAAAGGTATTTGAGAAATCATGGAAACTTGATTATAATAAAGATTGTTTATCAAAAGGCATTAAAATAGCTTATAATGAACTTGCTGGAATAACACTTTATCATGTTTTTTATAGGAGACTAATTTCTCAAATTATTGATATTGAATGATTTAAGAAATTTTATATATAAAGAAGAAATTATTTTTTTCTTTTTGTTTGTTATTTATAAAAAATAATACATAAAAATAAGAATGGATAATAATACTTTATCAATAACATTTAAAGGAAAAGAAATATTAAATTCTAGTCATTTTAGTTTAACATCAATACGTTTATTATTATTAAATGAATTTGCATTTAATGTTATAATTTATATATGGTATTTATTATTTATTTTTGGAATAATTGAAACACCAAATCCATTTTTTGCATTAGTAATATCATTATTTCAGAATGCAATATTATTTATATATTTATTAATAAAAGGAATATCATATGATGATTTACTAAAATATGCAATTATCTTATTATTATTCAAAATAATGCCAATATATTCAATGATGAATTATATGACTATTAGTTTTTTTGATGTATATTCATGTATTTATTTATATATAATTTATATATTTTTATTACTTATAATTATAGATATATTATTAAAAAAAAATATAAATATTATGGATGTTTTTAAAACTGATATTACAAATAATAAATATGATAAAAATATGTCAAGTGAAATTTATGATACTGTATATAATGATATGATTTTACGGATAATTTAAAATAATTTTATTTAATATCACAATAATTTCACTAATTAAAAAAATAATTTCATTTATTACAATACTTAATTCTTTATCATATTTACATTCATTGAAAAATGATTCGAAATATAAATTTTCAAGTTCTTTATTATAAATAGAGAATAATTCAGGTGTAATATAATATTTGATATCATCATTTAAATTATTTAATTTATTACAGATAATTAATGTATGTATTTCATAAATATTAGCACAAATATTATTTAATTCTTTTATAATATTTTCTATTTTCATTTATTATAATTGAATAAATAATTTTATATATTCTTTTAAAGTATTTCTACAATTTAGGCATTTTGTTATTTTACTATTATTATGATATTTGATACTTTGCATTACACATTCATTGCAACATGTATGACCACATGGAATTGCACACATATTAATTTCATTTTCAAAACAGATTGGACATGTATTTTTACTAGTTTTTTCAAGAGGTATAATTTCTTTTGTAGTATTAATGAAAAGATTTCTATATGCTAATAATTTAATTTCTTGTTTTTCAATATCTTCTGTTAATTTATTTCTAGTAGTTGTATAATATTCATTTATCCATTTATCAGCATAAATTTTAAATAATTCTATATATTTAATAATATGGTCAGTCATTTCATTGGTATCTATCATTTCGGGTGTTTCTCTGCATAATTGTAGCATAACATTTTGATGATTTAAAAAAATATTACATTTATAATTAACAATATCTTCTTTTTTTTTATCTAAATTAATACTTAATGTTTTATTTTCATTTAATAATTTATTAAGATTTTTATAATCTCTTAATAATTTATTTGCATCAATTGTATTATCATTATTATTATTATCATCATAAAAATTTAAATTTAAAGTATCATCAATAATATTATAATCATTATTTATATTTTGGTCATATGCTTCATTAATAGAACTATAATTCATTTTATAATAAATGAAAAATAAATAAAAAAATGATATTTTAACTTATTAAAAATAATCATATAAACAATGTCTTTAAATGTTTCTAAACAAGTATTAAAAAATAATTTGATTAATATCTATAATTCAAATGATACTTATGATTTAATTTCTTTATATAGAAAATTAAGAGTTTATAATGATAAGATAAGATTATATTCACGTGAAGATATTTATGAAAATTATATAACTGAATTATATAATATTTTAGATGAATATATGTATGGAGATGAGAAATTTTATAATGATGCTAAAAATAAATGTTGTATTGCTGTTCGCAAAGTTATTAAATATATGAAATGAATTATTGTTTTGTTTTTATAGTAATAATAAATAAAAATGATAATATCTTTTTTTATAATAAATAGAAAATATGTATAATCATTTTATTGCATTTGAAGAAATTATTCAATATAAATATATTTATATTGATGAAAATTATGATGATATCATTATAAATAATAATTTCTTTTATTTGATAGAAGATGATGAAAGCAAAAAAATAAAAAGAGAATGTAATTAAATGACTTCTTTTATTTATAAATTCAAATATTTTTTTGGATTTTTTATATTTTAAAATAAATATATCTTAAATCTTTTTGATAATTATAAATATATGCAAATGTATCAGTATGTTTTGTCATTTGATGCATAATATCATTAATATTAACATAATTTTCATAACATTTATTAATACGATAATAATTTGATTGTTCCATTGCTTTAGTTTTCCAATCAAATTCAATAAAATTACATGGAATAGTTATAATATTTCTTTCATTTTCTATTTCATCTGTTTCAACTTGTTCATAATTACCTAGACTATTAATATCTAATGTATTAATATCATACATTGAATTATGAATATATAATTTATTATTATAAGTAATTTCAGAAATACAATGACCACAATTAAAACAACTTTCTAAATTATCGGCACTATGTAATATATAATCTAATTTAAAATTATATTCTCCAATTTTTAAATCTTTATTAATAATTATATTTGAATTTATTTTAAAATTTATTATAAATTCATTAAAATCTTCAAACTTATCATTTATTATATCAAATATATGAGAAATATCAATATTAAATTCTTTATGTATTATATCATTTAAATTAAATCTTGATATTATTATTATTTCATAATCTTGAATTCTATTTAAGGAAGAATTTAATTTTGGTAAATAAAAATTATTATCATGATTATTTAGGTATAAATAGAGAGGTTTAATACCTAAATAATCATAAAAATTAGATATAATATTATAACTTAATATATTAGCTCCATAATTATTATTATTAATATTAGCATATAACCAATAATATTTTTCATCATGAATTGCATTTATTAATATTTTATTATATAATTCTAATAATTGTTTATTTTCATCATTAATTTCATAAATATTATTATGAAATTTAATTAATTTAGTTTGAATATTTATAGGATATTCATCAAAACTTTTATCATTCATTTTATCCATAATTTTTTTAATTTCATTTTGATTAAAAATTAATTTATTATTATTAATATCTATTTTATTTAATGCATCAGAAATTGTTAATTTTTCATCATTTGGTGTTTTTCTTTTTGAATTTAATAATGGTTTTTGTTGTATGTTATAACACATTGAATTTAAAAATTTAATTGGAAAATATTTAAAAATTTTTAATATTTTAAATAATTTTTCTGTTTCTTCTTGTTCTTCTTGAAAATCCGAATATTTTTTAAAATCATTTGATATATTTTCTATAATTATATATATAAATGTTATAAATTGTTTTTCTAAATTATTAATATTATTAAAATCAATTAAAATATTAAATATATCATCTGATTTTATTATATTAGAAATATTATCATTAATTTTACTATAAATTAATTTTCTACTCAAATCACTATAACACATTCCATTTATTATAGATATAAACCAGCATATTCCTTGATATTGTGGAATAGTTACAAAATTATCATTAAAATTAATTAAATTATCATTTGCTAATGTTTGACTTCTAATTAAAATATCATTAATTATAGGAATTATATTATCAGGGATAAAATCAGAACTTGTAAATATTATAGGATTAGATATAGGAGTTTTATTATTATATTTTTTAATAGAAATATGGTCAATCTTTTGTTTAATAATTAATTTAATAGTAGAAATACCAAATATATGTTGATTATAAAAATTAATAATATTATCATAATTGAGATTTTTAATTAAATCTATTTCTTCTGGTGATATACTTTCATTTAATATTTTAGGTAATTCATTATTTACATATTTATTAAATTCATCAATATTTTTAACTGGAGTATTTGTTTCATTACAATATAAATTATAATTATAAATAATATTATCATAAAATAAATAAGCACATATTAAAATCGTAAAATCAAAAAATATATCACGTATTTTATAATTTGTTTTAATATTTTTTTCAGAATTTATTAAATATGAATTATAAATATTTATATATATATTAATTAATTTATTTAAATTATAAAATGGATTAGAATGTTCATTTATTATATCTTTATAAAATTGATTAAAATTTGTATTTATATTCTCTATTAATAATTTATCTATTTTTATTTTAAAATTATCTAATTTTCTATTTATTTCAATTATATTCATTATAATTATATTTATTATTATAAATTTGTATATAAAATAAAGTATTAATATCAAAAAATGATATTTTTGTATTATATTTAAATTATATTCATAAATATGAATGAGCATAAAGAAAAATTGATTACAACCATCAATAAAATTATCAGTGATTATGTTAATAGCACTGATATGCATCCATTTTATCGTAAATTATGTCATATTGATGATGATATAAAATGTTCAGTTTCTGAAGAATTATACAAAGAATTCAAGATTGAACATCAATGTATTTATTATGAAATGGCATATGGTGATGATGAAGAAGATGCAGACATTGTTGTTAATGATTGTATTAACATTCTAGAAAGGATTGTTAATATCATTCGCACGTCATCTTAAAGTAATCTTTATAATAATGACAAAATATTTAAATTTTGTTATTTATTATTTTTGTTTATATAAAAAAGTAAAATAAAATAAAAATGATTATTTATTAATTAATAAATAATTATACCAATAATGGTAGAGACCTCTTTCAAATCAAAGAAAGAACTCATTGAAGCTATCAAAGAAATTACTGACAATGTTAGCAAGGATGGAAACATAAATGCTTTTAATCGTGGAATTAGTTATATAAATAATGATATTGAGTTTAATGTATCAAGTGTTTTATATGAAGATTTCAAGAGAGAGAAGAGATGTGTTTATTATGAAAGTATTTATGGAGATGGTCAATATACAGACTACGTTATTGATGATTGTGTTAATGTCTTAAAGACAATCGTCGAAACTCTCACTTTTTTAGAAAATGTGTAAGTTCATTTAGAAGAAAGTTGAATATAATGATAAAAAATTAAAAGTTTTTGTCATTATTCATAATCATCATAATCAGTATCATTAGAACTATCATAAGCATCAATAATAATATTTAATAATTTATCATATAAAGAATGATATAAAACAATTGACGCTAATTCTGCATAATTTATTTTTGTTCCTGTAAATTCAAATTTATAATTATAATAAAATTCAAATAATTGAATAGTATCATAAATAGAATAATGATAATTATTTATTATAATAATATTTTCTATAATTGTATTATTATCAGTATATTTTTCAACAAAATCTTCAAGGAATAAACATAAAATAGTATCAAATCCATCTTTAATATATTCATCAACTGCTAGATTAATAAAATTTTCTTCATTAAAAACAGTCATTATTATTATTTCAGAATAAAAAAAAGATATTTAAAGATAACATAAAATTATTCTTAAATATCTTTTTTAATAATCATAAACAGTTTCAGCATCACTAGTATCATTATTATTAAGTTCATTTTCAATAATTGGACAAATTTTATTATAGACAATAATAAATGCTAAAGTTTTGAATAATTCTGAATTTATTACAATTGGAGGATAAATATTTTCAATATTATGTTTATTAAATTTAAATGCATTTTTAATTGATTTATAATAAAATTTAATTATTTTTTTATTCATTTTTTTGGTATTATTCATTAAATAATAATCTAAATAATTATCAATAATTAATCTATAATCTAATTCTGAATTTAAATAATATTCAATTAATATTTTATTTATTAATGATAATTCATCATATCTATAAGTAATAGCATTAGTATCCATATTTTTTTTATATAAATAAAATTATAAAAATAATAAATCATTTTTTATAATTTTTATTATTTTTGTATAATTTTATTTATATAATAATTAAAAATTGATTTTTTATGATATAATAATATTTATGTCTGTTATTTTTGACGAACAATCATTTATTGAATCAATTATTAATGATAATAATTCTGAAATTGAAGCTACTTTACAACACAAATTTTCATCTGAAATTGGATTTAATACAGAAAAAGAAAAAATCATTTATTCAATTTATCAAAAAAGTTTTATATTTGAAATTTATGAGCATCTTTATATGATAAAAATACCAAGCCTTAACAATACTATTTTCATGAATTTTACACCTTCTCTAATTGATATATTGAGATGTAAAATTAATGATGAACTTGAAAATGGAAATATAAGTGATGCAGAAACAGAAGAAGATAATATAGAATCAGAAGAAGATAATATAGATACTGATTAAAATTAGTTATTTTATAAGAGCAAATTTATTTTGTTCTTTTAATGAAAAAAATGAAAAGATTATAATAATGTATTAATAATTATGGTATCAACAATATTTGATGAAAAATTATTTATTTATTCTATTATTTCAGAAATAAATAATTTTAATGAAATTGAAGAAATTCTAAAATTAAGATATGATGAAGAAATAGGTTTTAATTCAGAAAAAGAAGCACAAATATATGCATTATATGAAAAAAGTTTTATAATAAAAAAACATAAAACTTATTATTCTATAAAAATACCTACAATAAAAAGCACTTATATAAATTGCAAACCATCATTATTTAATATTTTACTTTATTATATAAATATTGAAATTATTAATAATGATATTAATGATGCAAATACTGAAGTAAATTAATTTGTATTAATTTTATTGAATTAAAGTAAAAAATGAAAGATAAATAAATAATAATTATTACCCTGTCAAACAAAGAGATAATCGTTATTTGACAGTGTCGCCCCTTGAAATGTTTTCTGAAGAAGTGTTTATTGCTGATTGCATTGCTTTCCTCATCACTAAGAGTTATGAAGATTATGAAGATGTCAAATCTGATATTCTGTTGTTTGTTATGAACAACTTATCATCAGAATTAACGTCTTTAGAATTGATAAGACGCTTGTGTGGTGAAATATTAGCTGCGTATATTAGATACGACTATGAGAACTCACCTCCAGTTGAAGAACTAGAAGACGACACTGATGATATTTTATTTGAAAGTGTTGAAATCTGGCTGGCTGCAGCTGCTGCTTGAAGGGTTAGAATTTTATAAAGACAAAAATTTAAAAGTTTTTGTTCTTTTACTTATAATATTAATATTTGTATTAATTTTATTGAATTAAAGTAAAAAATGAAAGATAAATAAATAATAATTATTACCCTGTCAAACAAAGAGATAATCGTTATTTGATAGTGTCGCCCCTTGAAATGTTTTCTGAAGAAGTGTTTATTGCTGATTGCATTGCTTTCCTCATCACTAAGAGCTATGAAGATTATGAAGATGTCAAACCTGATATTGAGTTGTATGTAAAAAACAACTTGCCGTCAGAAATGAAGTCTTTAGAATTGATAAGACGCTTGTGTGGTGAAATATTAGCTGCGTATATTAGATACGACTATGAGAACTCACCTCCGGTTGAAGAACTAGATGACGACACTGATGATATTTTATTTGAAAGTGTTGAAATTTGGTTGGCAGCTGCTGCTGGTTCTGGTTGAAGGGTTAGAATTTTATAAGGACAAAAATTTAAAAGTTTTTGTTCTTTTACTTATAATAATAATATTTGTATTATTTTTTATTTAATATAATATAAAAATGAAAATATGATTATTTATTATTATTATCTTGAAATGTTTTCTGAAGAAGTATTTATTTCTGATTGTGTATCTTTTCTCCAGACAAATAGATATGAAGATTACGAAGATATCATACCTGATATTAAATTGTTTATTAAAGTTAATTTGCCGTCAGAATTAAATTCATTGGTTAAGAATTTGTTTGTTAAAATATTAGCTTCTTATATCAAATATGAAAATGAGGAACTAGTTTATGACACAGACGACAATCTTTACTGAAATATAAATATAAGAACAAAATTTTTTTGTTCTTTAATTTGTATTAATTTTATTGAATTAAAATAAAAAATGAAAACTTGATTATAAATAATTATTATGTCATATTCAACGATGTCATCAACTCTTTTCGATGAAAAGGCATACATTTCAGACGCATTACGTAAAGTACATTGGGATTACGCAAGTTCTATTCGCATTATACTTTATCGTCATTACATGTCAGAGATTGGTCATGATTTGGAAAAAGAAGCAGCTATTTTCGAGAGTTATCGCAAAGCAGGAGAAACATTTCACGTTTCATTATATGAAATCCTATATTTCAAAGTCAATAAAGCAATTGACAATGGAGAGATGGATATTTATTATGATGATAATGAGTTTGATATCATCTGTGATGTTTGAGATTTGAAGTTGGTTCAATTTATAAGGGCAAAAATTTAAAAGTTTTTGTTCTTTTATTTTTATTTTTATTTTTTTAAATTTAATGAACAAAAACTATTAAATTTTTATCCATTATAAAGATAACATTATTCTACTTGTGTAATTTTCTATAATGCCTTGTGATAGCATTTAGAAGTTTTTCAAACAGAACAATATTAACTTTTTTTTCAAGATAATCGCTTCCATATCTGCATTTTGCACTCGTAATTTCTCTCGGGGTACAATACCTATCGAGAATAACTTCGAGGTCATAATGTTCGACAAGTTTTTCAAAATGTCTTTCAAATATTTCGCAACAATCTTTACTTTTGCTTTCCATCAGTTCATCGAGAATTGGATTAATAAACTTTCTGATTTCGAAAACAGGAAATGACGCCATCAAATAAATATTTAACGAGGTAATAATAATTATAAATCAAATTTTCATTTTTTCTTAATTTTCATTAAAAATAATGCAAATTTAATAAGTAATGACAAAAAAAAGAACAAAAACATAAGTTTTTGCCCTTATAAGAAAATCACACTGGAAACTTCAATCTTCGCTATCAGTGTCAGCATCACTATCATAACAATCATCAAGCGTATCCTCAAATTTATTAAGAAGATATGAATGTAAAGACTGGTCATATATTGGTGCATCAGCTGTTGCTGCATCTCGTAGTTTCTTTAAGATTGATTTCTCTACTTCTGTATCAAAACCTATCTCATCAATGTAATATTCAGTAAAAAACGTAATCGGATTGACTGAAAAATCTTCATAGCATTTCTTCACAATGGTAGAAATGAAAGCGTCTTCGTCAAAAGAAGTGGTTGATGTCATCGTTGAATATGGCATAATAATTATTTATTATTTACTTTTCATTTTTTATTCTTTTTCTTTAAAATTAATACAAATTTATTTTCTTTAAAAATAAAAGCAAAATAACAAAAACTTATGCTTTTGTCTTTTCATTAATAAGCTTCCTAAACCTTTTTTTAAGTTATATGAAATCCTACTCCATACACAATACTTAATTTTTTACGACACTGATACCTTTAAGATATCTTTAAGTGTGCAAAATAAATATTGCTATCAAAATGAGTATTACTTCACAAAACTTTGTGCTCAGGAATAAAATCATTTTAAAATTCCTTTTTCATTTTTTTTTGAAAATAGAAAAAAATAATACAAAAGATAATAACAAAAAATTAATTTTGTCATTAAATGCATCTAAAATAATATTAGATGCTTATATTCATGACACCATCTCGGATAATAATATCCCAAGATGTTATATCTAAAATCAGACGTCTCCGAAATAAGATATAAACAATTTAATATCATGTGATGATGGAAATTATCTCATGATTTTATATTTGTGTCATAAAATTATTTAAATATGACCTTCTCATTTTTTTTTGAAAATAGAAAAAAATAATACAAAAATAATTAAAATTTATGATAACATATTTCTTAATTTATTATGACCATATTTAACATATAAGCGATATATTTGTTCTCTTCTTAATTCATTTAAGAATTTATGATATAATATTAAACTTAATTTCAATTCAACATAATCATCTTTAAATCTTTCTTTTGCATCTTCAATTTCTTCTTTTGAACAATAACTTTCTAATATTAATTTACAATTATGGCTTTTAGTCATTTTGATAAAATAAATATCAAAATATACACTATAATTTTCATTAAGTTTTAAAAAACTTTTTTTATCATGATAAGAAATATCATTTTGAATATAAAAATTTACAATTTCATTTATAAATTTATCTTCTTCAAAATTAACTGTCATTAATTATAAAAAACAAAAATAAATTTGTTTTATATATAATGAAATATCTTTAAGTAATTGTTTCAAGATTTTTCATCATCCGTCTCAGCTGCACTCTCATATTCATCAACCAGAACAGATTCAACCATAAGATACAATTCATCATAAAGAGATAATAAATCAGTTGCTGTAAGACTTCCAGATACATCAGGTTTATCAACGACCTTATCAAAGTATTCATCAAACACAAGAGTAATATCATATTCATCTGTGTTTCTGTATTCAGTGATGCAATCGGCAACAAACTTTTGTTTATCTAAGTTAAGAGATGTCATGTTAAACGGCATAAATTACTATTAAAAGATAATAATCATTTTTATATAAAATTAATAAAAAATAATACAAAAATAAAATTAATCATCAAAATTATCATCATAATAATTAATTTCATCATCACTATAATAAATTTCAGTTTCTGCATCACTTAATTCAAGATTATTTTGTTTATCAATTGCATCAAGAAATTTTGAAAATAATTTAGGAATTAATAAAGTTTTGATATAATTATTTTTATAAAATTTTTTAGAATTTTTAATTTGTTTTTTTGTATAATAGATTTCTATAATATTATCAATTGTATCAATATTATTTCTAATTAAAATATCAATATGTTTTTCAAATAATGATGTACAATAACCAGCATAATCAATTATAAAATTACGTCCATCATATTCATACATAATAGTATTAATGAAATTAGTTTCATTATAATCAATAATGGAAGTTGCCATTTTATAATATAAATAACAAAATTGAAATTAATCATTTTTTATAAAATTAATAATTTGATTTGAAGATAATTTTATTTTTATATTAATTGAATAATTATTAATATTACACATTTTTAATATTTCAATTATTGAACTTTTAGCTTCTTTTCCTTGATATGACATCAATAATTCAGGACACCAAATATAACCTTTATTACCATCTTCATTTGTAAGTTTAAAATTGAATGTTGTTTTTTGTAATATGAGTTGAGTTGGCATAGATTTCCATATATCTTTCAAAATAGATATATAATATTTAGTTTCTTTATTTGATATTATTTCTTTATTTTCATTATTTATTATAATACATTCTAATATAGTTGAATTATAAAATGAATAATTATTTAATAATTCATATTCAGAAGTAATAACTTTAATATTTGGAGTTAAAATTAAATCTCCATCAATTATTTCTTGAGTATAATTAGAAATATTATAAATTCTTATTATTTCTGACATAATATAAATAACAAAAATTGAAATTAATCATTTTTTATAAAATTAATAATTGCATTTGAAGATAATTTTATTTTTATATTAATTGAATAATTATTTAAATTGCACATTCTTAATATTTCAATTATTGAACCTTTAGCATCATTTCTTTGATATGACATCATTAATTCTGGACACCATTTATAACCTTTATTACCATTTTCATTT